AAAAAAAAAAAGAGGAAAAAAATTTTTATCTCCTCTCTTGCCCTATATGAAATATTATTTCATTTCAGTTCCATAAGCATCACGATATGTGAATTCTTCGCTTTGAGTGTTTACAGACACACGCTCAGTTTTATAAGCGTCATTATCTTCACCATCAACACGATTAACCACAAATCGTTGTGCTTTTTCTACTTCTGTTGTATTTACTTCTACAGATTCATCTCCCATACCTAGACGTTTTAGAAGATTATCATATTTTTTAGCCAAAGCTTCATATTTCTTAGTCAAGTCTTGAACATCTTTAGCTACAGCAGTATTTACATTTGTAACTTGTTTATTAACATGACCAAATCGGAATGTAGCACCAGCATTTACCATGTTGCTACCACCACCAAATGTAGCACCTAAGGAGAATAATGTGTTTTCATTAGGATGTGCAAATACACCTACTGCAACAGCATTTTCACCCTTATAGTTACCGTAACCTACGGCATATTCTACTTTTTCATTAGCATTGAAAGATAGAGGATGCAATGCACTTAAAGCGGCAGAGTTAGCACCTACTTTTGCAATATCAGAATCTACTTTATCAAAGCGTGTATCCATAGAAGTACGCAATCCATCTACTTTATCATCAATACGAGCGATTTTAGCAGTATTAGCATTTACGTTATTTTCTACTAAGTTGATATGTGCAGTATTCAAATCTGCTTTAGCATCTACACGATTAAGTTGAGATACATTCACAGCATCTTTTGCTTGTACACCATTCGCAACATTAGTGATGCGATTACCACCATTATTTAAACCATTTTCATCAATAGCAACATCGCCCATATGTAAACGATTTACAGAAACAGTATATTCTGCACCACCATTTTCATTTAATGTAGAAGTAATATCTACATTGTTACCAGAAACCAAAGTAGTGTGTTTTTTAGCTTCTACTTTATTAGCTTCAATTTGAGTATCGTGGTCATTTACAATTCCACCTAACTCACCTAAACCATTAGCCAATAAGCGAATGTTAGCTTCATTTTTCGCTACTTTATTGCCAAGAACATTAGCAACAGAATATAGTTGACTACCGTTAACAGCATCTGTAGACGTAGCACTTACATTACCAGACGCTACATTAATAAGTTGACGTTCTTTATTAACAGAACCAACACTTACAACACCATTAACTTTAGAACCTTGACCAGCAAAGTTACCATATGTTACAGAACCAACCTTAGCACTAGCTTCTGTAGTAGCTACTTTATCCGTAGAATCATTGCCAAGTACTACACTATTAGCTTGTGTAGTAGTTACGTTGTTACCTACTACATATGTATTGTTTTGTTTTACATCATTACCAATACCAAATGCACCAGACTTATTGCCACATACATTGTTACCAGCACCATTAGCTACTGCATTTGTACCACAAGCCTTAGCGTTATTACCAATCGCTACAGAACTTTCACCAGCTTTAGCATTGTAACCAACTGCTACAGAACGATTCCCTTTTGCTTGTGCATCATTACCATATGCTGTAGAGAAATTTCCTTCAGCCAAAGCATTAAATCCTGTAGCTGTGCTAGATACACCTTTTGCCTTAGAACTATTACCTACTGCTGTGGAAAAATCTGCAGATGCATTAGCACTTGAACCAAAAGCATTGGAATTACGTCCCTTAGACTCAGAGCCATGACCAATCGCTGTAGCATTTTCACCACTTGCAACAGCATTTTGACCTAATGCATTAGTATTTGTAGCACTAGCAACAGAATCACGACCTAAAGCCATTGAATCTTGCCCTGTAGCATTTGAATATTTTCCAATAGCTACATTACCTTCGCCGATAGCCTTAGCTTTTAAACCAAATGCAAAAGTATTATCACCTTTTGCCTCAGCCTCAATGCCACCAATAAAAGCATTATTGCCTTCTAATTTGTTTTTCCAACCACTAATGATGGAACTTGATGCTTTTACGTTGTTTTCAGAACCGACAACAAGATTAGCACCAGAATTATCAACATTCCCTTGTACAGTATTCATTGTGCCACCCACAACTGAATCTCGAACGTCTACATTATTTTTGTAACCAGTTACAAATGTAGAAGTTGATGTAGGAGCAACAATATTATCTGTACCACTTACAATAGTGGCGGCAGAAACTACACTACCATACAACATAGAACCCATAACCAAAGCGGTCAACAAAGTTTTCTTTTTCATAATAAATCTCCTTTTTATTGAAAACTACAATGTTACAAGAAAGGCTACAAGAATGCGTGTGTAAAGATTATCACCACCTACCCTAAAAGGTGATGTAAAGTTTTGTAACCTTCCTTGTGATTTAATATTACCACGTCTATATTTTTTTGTAAACCCCTAAATTAAAAATTTTTCAGAAAATAAAAAATAGTGTATGACACAACATCATACACTATTATCATTATAGTAAAACACTACGTATTATCTTAAACATATCGTCTACAGTATCTAAGAAAGTATTATCATAAGAATCACATGTAACACTTGCAATCTCATCAATTCTTTTTAGAATAAACTTTAAATCCTTGATAATCTTATCTAAATCTGAACTCTTAATCAATCTATTATTCTTCTCGAATACATATTCTTTTTTAAGAACATCATAATAAAAATACATCTTATCAAATTCAAAGTATCTAAAAACAAATAAGTCTTTTTTATAACCACCTAAAGTATATGGTATATAATCTACACCAAAAGAACCATAATCTGCATCTTTAAATCGATATACATGATGATTAGTAGCCATATCAACTATGCTACCCATACCATTAATATCTTCATCCTTTACAAAATTCAAAAAGAAATTATGTAAAGCCATCATATTATATAGATGAACAGTCTCTAAACTAAAAGCTTCATTAGAGAAAGATTTTAATGTATCCATTATACCATCAATATCAGTAAATGAGTCACCAACAATGAAATCACAACCTACATGAATAGATTTATATGCTTTCTGTAAAATGTATATAGTCAATGTAAAATCATAATCATTTTGATTTAAACTAGATACATTATCTATATTCTGTAACCCATAAGATAATGATAAGTTATGACCACCACTATATCTCTTTCTAAAAACTAATTCTATCCCATTATCAAAGTACATAGATAATTCTTTATTAGGTTTATAGAAAGAAACCTCAACACTAGAACTATGACCAACAGGAACATCATAGACTTGTGTATATCCTACCTCAGAACTTGAACTATACTTAATAGTTCGATGACTCCCATAGACATATTTATTTCCTTCTATCATATAAATTACATCATCTACATATCTACTTAGGAAATCATAAAAAGACTTAGCATCTCTCATAATTCATCAACCCCACTATATATCTTCTGTATCTCGTTAATATTATCCTGACTAATTGTACTAAACATCTGATTAATCTTCATTAAAGAAATATAATCATAGAACCTATATGTATCTGCAGAAAAAGGATGCTTAAAATAATCTACAGTCCCTTCTCTACTAATAGAAAAAACTACCTCATTAGTCAAACAAACATATCTATTCTTAATTACTTCATAAACATGAAAATGACCATAAAACCACATAATTGATTTTTCTTCTAAGTAAGATTCAATCGTATCTAGTACATCCCTTGTCTTGCAAGTATCAAAAATAGGTTTAATACTCTGCATATCATTAAGGATTCTATTACTACAAGTATGTGTTAATACATAATCTACAGTATCTATGTCTTTTAGTGATTTATATAATCGTACCATATCATCATCTGTAGGCTCTTCTTCTAACCAATAACTCTCCCCTAATGTACGATATGCTCTATCAATAGATGTAGCACCACCAAAACATAAATACTTATGCCCTTCTATCTTATAGATATTACCTCTTAATAAATGAAAACAACGATTATTAAGTTTATTAACTTTATTTCCCCATTTAGTAACAATAGGTAATGATTTTAAGTAATCAAAATTCTCATGATTACCATCTATAAAAGCCACATAATAATTTAACTGACCTATATAATCTAATGCTAACCTTTGTTGCTCCGTATCTTTGAACATAACACCAAAGTCACCTAAGACGATAAGAACATCATTCCTAGAAATGTTAATTCCATTATTATGTAGATTCACTTTCATTATCTGAGTGATATCACCGTGTATATCACCAATTAAATATACCATAGATTAAAATCCTATCTTTTCTTTTTCATTCTCTTCCTTACGTTGAATATAGCGATTAAAGTCTAGATAAGCACTAAATAAGAAGATATAAACTACGAATACTAATAATACTGTACTTAAAGACAATATCATATTCCTAACACGTAAATATTCAAAAACTGTAAAAGCTAGATATAAACCTAATGTATCTATAATAAGACCTAATATAAGATATAACCTATATTTCCACATAATAAAAACCTCATATATAGAAAGAAATAAGCAGTCGTAACTGCTTATTTCCTATAAACAAACCCATCATTAAATCTAAAAGAGTATACACCATGCATAAGTTTATTAAATGCTCGTTTACGCATCTTATCTCTACGCTTATAGGATAGCTTATTATTATCCTCACGTCTTCTATTAGAATAATAGTACCACATATCATAAGGATTATAACCATTAGAACGACCATACAACTCCATATCAACACGATAATTAACGCAATGAAGTTGATAACTCTCTAATGCACGAGCATAATCTTTGTCAAGATATGTGCCATCTAAATTAGTAATATGAATACCATAATCACAACCACTTATGATTTTATAAGATTCGCCCTTATAGACGATATCATACTCATAAATCCACTGGTTATTTTTACCGTACACACCATTCCTATCACCATAGAAAACCATAATATAAATGCCATCCAACTCACAAGAACCATATCCATGAAAGTATTCACAATGTCTATACTCACTAGCATATCTACCACACAACTGATGAATATCATAAACCTCTATGACATCATCAACTACTTTAAATAACCACGCTCTAGAACCTTTATAGACAGCAATCCCATATGTATCATCTAATTTAATAACACCATGACCACTATAATCTACATGAGTCTTGTTACTACCACTCCAAAACCATACATCATCTGTACAAAGTTTAAAAGTCTTTCCCTTGACGAAATCTTCATCATATAACTCTTCCATAAATTTTGTATTGACAATAGAGCCATTCTTTAGTACATAAGCACCATAATCTATACAAGCCATAATTTAATCCCCTATCTTTTGTATTGTAAACCTAATAACTATAAGAATAATTTTATACACACATTTGATAAATATATACAGAATTTTAAGATATTTCCCTGAGGAAAATACGACAATTCTTAAATAAATATACAAACATATGTCAACCTACTCATAGAATATTAGGTCTATATTTTACCCATTATTACGTAGATACTCCTTAGCCAAAGTCTCTACAATATTTAACACTTCATATTCAGCATGAGCAATAATAGATTCTTCACTATTAACACTCTCTTTATTTTCTTGTGATTTATTGAACTCTACCCTAGCTTTTTCTTTCATAGTCGCTAGTACACTCAAGAAATCTAATTCACTATCAATACGCTTTTCTAACAAAGCATTTAACAATGAACTATCTACATATTTTGTATCTAACATTTTAATGTCCATTCATACACTCCTATAAACGACTTATAACATCTTCGATTGAATATGAAATCGTATCAGCAACACATGCCCCATACAACTGTAACGCAATATAATCATCTATATATACATCATCACAATACCCTAAATCTTTAGAAATTGCCACTTGTATGGAATTTCTGCCATCTTCATGATATAAAAGACGTACAAACCTATAACCTTTATTATAAAGCGAAATAAGCAATATTTTAGTAGCACTATCTCCTAAATGAATATCTTTATTTTCCCCTTTAAAAGAAATAAACAAACCATACACAAAAAGATATGCTTCATGTACTACCTCAAAGACTACATACATTAGAAACGTGCCTAACACGATAAAGCCAATGAATTGACTTATTAAGACCAACATATCCACAACATCATACCTCTACACTATATCTGCTCAGAATACAATGTTATCTATAAGACTAATGAACCTTAAAAGTAATATCATTTACAAACTGCTTTAACGTGATACGAGCATCTTCATATCTAATAATAGACATACATACGTTTACAATATCTTGAATAAAAGACCACATATCATCAATAATTAATTTATCTTGATAGTTATGATAAGTGATATCACCAATCAAAATACCATACACTACTGAATGAACCATATCGCTATGATATGTAACCTTTGTATCACCAATATCAACTACTTTATTATCATATAAAGTACCATCTGATGCCATCTTTACGTCCACAGTAACTTTTTCAACTGTAGTATCTTCTAATTCTTCCTCAGCATCTTCTACTAAGTCTTCAATATCTTCAACTGTATCCACATTTAAAGTATCCTCAGAATCATCTGTGTAATCTTCTACAGTAGTATATGTTCCATTACCATCTAAGCTACCATATGGTGCTAAACAAATATATTTAGCATAATCTTCAGGTAATAAGATAGCTACCCACACTAATCTAGTATTAATAACATTAATTAATTCATCCCTATTAGTAATGCCATGATTATATAATCGATACTCCATGTTTAATGTATCAAAATCATCACCCTCAACAATAGAATTGACAAATCCACCATAATTAGCTAAAAGACCAATATGACTTAACAAAGTATTTAAGAACATATCAAGTGTATGATTAACATACACACAAGATATACCATCATTAGTCTTATAAGAACGAATATAATCAATTAATGCCTTTTTATTACCCTCAAAAGACATAGTAAAAGCATTCTTTTTAGCACGTTCTAACAAGTCATAATACAAAGTAATTGATGCTTTGTAATCTAACCCCTTAGACTTATATTTATCACTACGTAATGCACGTATACAAGTCTTTAGATAAATCTTCCTATCATATGTACAAGCATCTTCAAAAGTTTTATCGCTAAACACTTCATTCGTTCTTTGAGAGAATGTTTCTAATATATCAAAATACTTATGAATATCTACTACAATAGTATCTTTGTTATCTTCAAAATCATCATCACAATAAATATCTTTATAAATTTCTACAAGACGATTTCTAAAGCGAACATACGTAAACATCGCACCATTACACAGATAATACAAATCGTTAATCATATCAACAGCATAATAACGAATAAAGATATTATTAACAATAGAACCTAATTTAAACTTTCTATTCCCATGTGATAGTAAAGATAACAAATCTAAAACATTCATATCTTCTGTAATATCTACAGCAATAGTGCTATATACATATGTAGCAAAATCTTTAAAATAATGATAATGAGCAGAAATCTTATCAGCACTACCACCATTCAAATATACTGCTTCAAACTCAGCCTGTGAATCACTATTATGAGTAATAACCCCATAATAACTTTCTTCCATTAAAGCTAAATACTTGCCTACTACATATTGATTAAATACATTTGAAAATTGTTTTACTTTGTAATCAGCACGTTTAGTATACATAATAATCTCCTTTAAGTACTAAATGACTATAAATTTACACTCTTATTATATACAACTTTACAAAATATTACAAGTGATAAATAAAAAAAGAGTGTAGACTGTTACATCTACACTCTTTTGCATAATATATCTACTTGTTTTATTTAGATACTTTATAAGTAACTTTAAATTTAAGAATATCAGATTCTTTAGTTTTAATCCTACTTACATCAGGACCACTATAGTCTTTTAATGTATCACCACAGAATTTTTTAGTAACACGTTTAACTACTTTTGTAACGTCACTGACTCCTTGAGATTCATCACCAACACCATCATTAGTCAATGCATATACAAAGAAAGAATATTCTTCAAAGTTATTATTTTCAGTATCAGGTACAAAGAAGTATTTACTTCCTACTAGCTTTTGATAGTTAGCATTGATAATAAGATTAATAGGAACTTCTTTATCGGAATCTCCCTCAGTAATCTCTTCTTCATCTTCTTCAGAATTTTCAGAATCTTCAATCACTTCTTGATTTTCTAAATCCTCCTCAAATTCCTCTTTAGCTTGTTTTTCTAACTCTGTCTCTTTAACGTCTTCATTAATTGATTCGTTACGTTTTCTTAAAAGAGATTCAGCAATAGAATCACAAGTTGTTTTTAAGATACCCATTAAACCACCTATTTATTATTGATTAACAGATTCCTTCAATACTTTAGATGGAGTAAATTTAGGTGCTTTCTTTTCTGGAATAGTAATCTCTTCACCAGTTTTAGGATTATGCCCTTTACGAGCAGAACGCTTTACTTGCTCAAAGCTACCAAAACCATGAATAGATACTTTTTCACCTTTTTTTACTTCTTCTGCGATAGCAGTAAACAAAGCTTCAACAGCTTCTACTGCTCCTTTTTTAGTATCTACTAAACCTTTATTAACCAAAACCTCAGCTAATTCTACTTTATTCATATCGTATGAACTCTCTTTCTTGTGTAAATTAAAATATATCTAGTGTATGTTCTAAATGACATGGACTAACATGACACTATTTAAACCTAACATAATTATACGTAATATTATTTAAAAAAGCAACAAAAATATTATGCAACACCAGAAATTGATTTAGTAATATCACCATTATCGTCAATATAAGCACGACCAATAACTTCAAAACCTTCAATACCTACAATGTAACGAATTAACAACTCTACTTTATCAATGCTATTACATTTTTTAAGCAATTCAGGTACTTTATCAAATGTACCATCTACTTTATAAGCGAATAATACACCCACATTACCATGCATAATAGTTAGACATTGCTCACCTACTTCATCATAGAAGTTAACTGTGAAATCACCAACTTCTTTACGTAAAGCAGACTTTTTAAGGTCTGTCTTTTTCTTAAAGGAACTGTTATTTGTTAAGTTTTGTCCCATTTTAAAATCAAGATTTTTAGCAATGTCCCTAAATAACTTTTTTATATCTTCTACGTTACCCTCTACACCTTCATTAGCTTCAAAGGATTCTACTACTTTACGTTTTTCTACTGTACTATCTGTAGCAGTAATATTAATAGTAGATTGAATGTATTGCTCACCAGCTACTTTAACGCTACTTGTATTATATTCACAATCATAATCAAAGTTAGCTTTTTCGCCTAGATATGCTAACACAGCATCTGATACTTCTTCGCCTACTTCTGTATCAGCTAACACTTTTACTGTCAATGCATTATCTTCTAATGTCACATCAATAGCACTAATATTACCATCAAAAGCATCACGTACAATATTTTCAATTTCTACTGTATCATGAATATATGCGTCTAGCTTGACAACTGTGCTTTCATTATCTAAAGCTTCTAACACTTTTCTCATTAACTATACCTCACTTAATCAAAAGTACATACAATATTATATAACAAACATATTAATAAAATACCTAAAATACTAACCATTTAAAGAAAACGTAATAAGCAAATCATCTTTTACAGATACATACATATTAATAGGAGTTGATATTGTATCAACAATATCATATACCTTATCCCTATCCTCTATATCACAATGTATATCTAACTGTAAATCAGAGTTATTTCCAAAACATAATTTTTTGAAAGCTATACTAGATATGTTTGTATAATTAGCTAAACCACTATCAATTAAACATTTCTTTACTTGTTTTAATGATTTAGATTTATAGAAATAATATAAGAAAGACTCAACTACTTCTTCCTCAGATAAACAAAATGTACCATACCCTTTAGGAGTATTATATGTGATACCAAGAACACCATAAGACACAAACCGACTAATCTCATACCCTGCCCTATCAACATGTGAACTAAATGCTTTCCATAAGTTTTCACACGCTATATCGTATGTATCAAAACCTGTACCAACAATAAAACAAACAGGTAAAGTCATATACTTAAACTCAATAAGCAATGTAGAATCATCTATCTTATATACATTTGTTATTGTATTAGATAAGTCAGGTTTTTGTTTCTTAGATAAAAACTTCTTAAATTGATTAGGTATATTAAAATCAATGCCTGTCACAAGTAACTTAGTATCACTTGGAATTTTGCAATCTAATAAGTCTTTATATTTGATGTAATTATCACTATTAGGTACTAATTGCTTATTTAACATTCCCTCAGATAAAGTATCAATGATACTACTTCTAACACTCATACATCACCTACTAGAAACATTCTACAATTACTGTAGAACCAGTAATCTTAATACGATTAACCATCCTCTCAATACCAATACCTCTAATCTTCTTATAGAAGTCCTTAGCACTACTACCATTATCAAATTCTATCTTTAATCTACACCCTAACGTAGGCAATTTTAATTTAGAGTATACACTCTCTAAATATATCTCACAATATACATCTGAAATCACCTTTATCACATCATCTGTAATAGCGTTAAAGAACTCTTCACCTAAACAACTAACAAGAGTAATGTATTTACCAAACTTGATATCTTCATCACGAGTAGCAGAAACCAACTCATACCCTAAAGTAGTCCCTTTGTAAGTAAAACCTTCATCTCTTAATGTCTTATCAATAAGATTTACATAAGCATCAATCTTATTGCATTTACCATCTACAAAACTAATCAAGTTATTAACAAATTCTTCTGTAGCAGAACCAACTCCGCCATCATAAACAAGAATGTTGTCATCTCGTTCGGATTCCTCTGTATATTCATTAGAATATGGGTTTTCTACAAATACTCGTACCTCAGACTTATAATCAGTAGTAAAGTAAATATAACAACCACCACAATAAATAGGTTTAAATAAACTATTATCACATGTCAATTTACCAAAAACAGGTTTGTATACTTAGTTATACTTGATGTAATTACACCAAAAACGTCATAGATATCCTCTAAATATCCATTCCTCATCTTTACTACAGTCTCACAGAAAAGTTTTGCCCTATTACTCTTACTAACCTCTTTAGAATTAGCAGTAGTTATCATACCTTCAGACAATGACTCTAATATACTATTTCTTTTATTCATTACTGTATCCTTAATTATAATTTATAAGACAAAGTCAAAGCAGAGCCTTTTTTACCTACTTTAACGCCACTAGAACCATTATTAGAGTCTAATAGTTTATATGATTCCTCAAGATTAGCTTTTTCTTTGAACCCAATATTAATAGTAATCATATGATTATCAGGGTCTAAGTTTAAATAAACTCCTTCTGACATCGCAAGTACTTTTTTGAAATCAGCCTCAAAGTTACCTTTATACGCTCTAGATACATATTCCACAACACGACTAGCGAACGTTCCAATAAAACTAAGACTATCCCTATACACAAAGTCTTTACCTAAGTTGTAATATGTATTCGCTACTACTTTACAACCATCAATTTTATCATTAACTTTCTTTAATTTTAACTTTGTAACACCACTAATAATAGCATCTGCTACACCTTCATTGTCGCATTTCTGAATTGCACACCTAACAATAGTAATCATAGAACTTGTATCTACAAATGTAATCATTAAGTAAAAGTCTTTTTTATTCTCTGTCATCTTTCTAGCGTAGAATTGACCACCACTACCTTTATTAAGCTTGCAAGAACCGACCTCAAACGTACTAGCTTTAAAGTCAAAAGGTGAATCATTAAACATAGGTACTTCGCTACCATAATCTAACCATTCAGAACCTTGATAAAAATCTGCTTTAATAAAAGCATTATATAATCTATCTACTTCTGCCAAATGTAAACTTTCATTAATCCTCATAGTACCTAAGGAATCTATAATACTAGAATAACTCACTACTTTACTCCTATTAATAATAAAATTCTATATAAAAACTTGTAAAACTACCTAATGCTAAACCATAGTAATCAGTATTAGTCCTACCACAAGCCTTTTTACACAAATCTGATATTTTATAATTATCATCCCTTGTATTAAAGCTAAACTCTAAAGTAAAAGTATTATTCTTATCAACACTTACTGTATACCCTTTACAAGAAGATACCAACTCTTCTACAAAAGACTCATATGCACTACCAAATGCTACTTGCAAGAACTTAACAGAATCATAAAACATAGTTTGCATAACATCATCTGTATCTTTAAATATTACTGAACTCTTACTAATACCACTAATGAATGTATCTGCTACAATCTTACAACCTTTAAATTCAGACCTTACATCAACAATAGCCAATGCTTTTCTATCTACATAATCCCATATGTTATCTGCTACATCTGCAGTATCACAACGCTGTATCACACATCGTTTTATAGTAGCACCATTCTTATAACACATTAACATTATGTAATGAATACCTTTATCAGCTAAGTGATAAATATAATAATCTTTACCATTATGACTAGGTAATGTACTACCAATAATATTACGACTTAATATCGTATTTATATCTTTAAAAGATGAATGATTAAAATACTCTACACTAGGTTTTATATGTTTATTAGGTATAATTGTTAAATCACGCTTTGTTAATGCTTTTTGTAATTCCTCTAATCCTTGATTCTTACTTAATGTAGTAATCATACCTTCATTGACACGATTGTCTACTAAAGAATCAATAATATCTAAACGTCTCATACTACCTCTAAAATGTAAAATTAAATGTTACAAAGTCATCACAACCACGAGAAGTCGTCTTTACATTACCCTTTTTCATAGGAAATAGTACGCTATCAGAAAAGTTAACTAATATATCCCCGTTGTTACTATACATTTTAATAACAACATCTGTAATACCATTATCATATGTAAAGAATAATACTTGATACCCATCTAATGGAAGTGACTCTTTAGAGAACACTTTAATGAAATTAGGTAAACTATCTTTCAAAACCTCAGAACATTTTTTAAATACTCTCTTAGTAACTTCTTTTTTATCAGATAAGAATGCATTGGATGCTTCATCATATAGAACAACACCACATTCAGTCATATACGATGTAGTAGGATAGTTTTTATTATTAGCATCATCAATATAACCTTTAACCACATCTTCAGTAGCAGTATAGATGACAGTTGGATATAACCACTTCTCATTGTCATACACACCATGATTTTTAAGTATCTCTGCTACGTAAAAATCATTCCCTTTATTATATACAACTACATTCTTTGTATTATCAAGTCCAACCTCCATGTTATGACTAAATATAATATTCTTACTATCACCAATATACAATGGAGATTTATTATATAAAGTATATTTATCTATCTCAATAGACTTCTTATCTAATTTATTAATATCACCACTTGACAACGCATCAATTAAACTCTTCATAGCAAGATTCTTTGTATTCTTTTCTATTGAAGATAATAAACCCTCATCAACTCGTTTAGAAGTCAATGAATCTATAATATTACTATAACCCATATGTAACTCCTAACACTAAAAAGGAAACACAATCTGTATGAACCCATGCGATGTTAAAAATACCTTATAGTTAGATTTAGGTAATTTAGAACATACGTCATCATAAAACTCTTGTAATATTTCTTTATCTGCATACAATAGTAGGTTTATATTTGTTGCAATACTACTTTCAGCAGTAATTATACTAAAATGACCACTACGTAACAGATTAAACTTATTTAATACAGATTTAGCATCACCATTACCAGATTTAACTAAGTCTTTAACTAATATATCACTACAATATGAAAAGATAATATCTACTACCTTATCTTTATCATCAATAAATTCATCTGTCTTGACATTATAATATACACTACCACGTTTAAACATAGTATTTGGAATATCACTTGTTGAAGTGAAACCATGCTTTTTGATACTATCACCAAATGCTTTGAATACTTCTTCACTATCACATTTATATAGTAATGTTTTACCCAAAGGTCTTGAAACAGCAGAACCATAGAAGAATGTAATGCTATAATAAAACTCACCATCTACATTATATCCATTTACTTCTTCATCATATATATCCCTAGGTCTACTATCAGTAAATACTAAATACTTCCCTACATTCTTAGTTAACCCTGTATGATTATATAGCATAGGAATTTCCACTTTTACATCAACCTTACGTAACTTCTTAACATTATGACTAAGAAGAGCATCTGTAAAAGACTTCATCTCTTTATTGACTGTATTTTTCTTAATAGAAGTCATCATACCTTCGTCTATCCGTGTATCTATTAACTTATCAATTAAGTCACTATATCCCATATAACCACCTTTACAAATAAAATGATATTTTAACAAAATCATTATCTTCTTTTGATATGTACATGATATTAGAACTTAGTGAATAATCTAGGTAATTATATAATGCTGATATACCATCTTTATCGCCTTTTCTTGTATACAAGTTAAAAGAAAACTCATATATACTAGCATCATATGACAAAGTACTATTAGTAATAGAGTATAACTCCATATCTTTCTCAAAAGTTTTACATTTATGTTTAACCTTTAAAGAGCAATCTAATACAAAATCGTCTAAGAAATCATCTAATCCCATATAATAACAATAACTACTACCTAAAGTAGAATAGAATGTCTTAGCTACTATTTTACAACCATCAATATCTCTATCTAAATACCTATAATCACTGACATTCTTTCCCTTAATATCAGACACTATTTCTTCATATCTACCAGCTTCAGTACACTCATAAATAGTGCAACGTCCAAACATAAGTCTTGTCACAACATTCATGTACAATAACACAAAGTAAGGTACACCGTTCTTAATATAAGATACAAATCGTACAGTATGATTACTAACACCAGCTATGTACAAATCTTCAACTATCTTCTCTGAAGTAGTATATTTGATTGGTGATTTATTAAAGAATTTATTATCCCCTACTACCTTAACATCCTTCTTTGGTAGTGATGAAAAATCACCACTAATTAATGCAGATAACACACTCTTAGCTTTAACAGTATTCTTTTGAATAGATGTCATCATTCCTTCTTCTACACGATTAGAAAGTTTATCTATTATATCATAATAACTCATCTACATACCTACATCTCATATACTAAACCTACATACCTACATCTCATATACTAAACCTACATACCGTGAAGTCTTAACAAGAGTATTTGAATAACAAATACTTTTTAAGATATCATATACCTCAGACAATGATGCTTTATCACTTGTTACAAAGTTTAATTCAAACCTCTGCTCTACATCATCAATATAGATAAAAGGCTCAGACATAGATAATACTCTTTCTAATTGCTTAGATACTTCCTCATTACGTTCAACACTAAATGATACCATAGTTAAAGTAGAAAAAACATCAAACAAGAAATCATCTAATCCCTTATAATATGTATCAATTACTGTATCATAATAGGTACTAGCTACCAATTTACAACCTTTAAAACTATCCACATCTACAGGTTTATCCGCTTTTAATTTACCACTATTAAAATCCAACACAATCTCTGCAATCGTATCATCATCTGCTTCATGTATTAAAGCACGACTAAATTCACCCACTGTGTTTGAAGTAAAAACAAAAGATATATATGAAGTAGAACCTACCTTATATACTCGTAAGTACACATAACTATAAATAGAACTATTTAAACTACGAGATAATATTGCACCACTTAAATGACTTTTAGCATTTGTATTTAACTTAGATTTATTAAAGATACGAGGAGAATCTACGTTATTCATTGGTATATGACTAGAATCACCACTCATGATAGCTTTTAGCCATAACTCACCATCTTTACTCATTTTCTTATTATGTCGCATAGAGGTTAACATACCTTCATGTACATCCCTCAATGCGTCTAATATATTTCTGTTAACAGACATATTATTACCAATTATCTCCACCATGCCAAGTTGATGCATCTTTTGCTTTTATAGCGTATAAGTATAATGATAGTATATATTCATCTCTACCATATAAAGACTGACCAATATATCCACCTAAAGAATTTTTATTTGAATCTACAAAAGATTTCAAAGCATCGTAATCTGAAACTTTAAAAGTAGTATACATAGAATAAGAATCTTTATCATGACCATATAGTATCCGTAATATAGGCTTATCCAACTCTATCATTGTACTAAGATTACTATCTATTAAATACTTCTTAAAAATATTTACAGTACCACTCATACCCTTCCATTTATCAAAGAATAAGTCAAAACTTTCTTTTTCATCCGCACAACCAGCTTTTTTAGAATAGTTGTACATTACATCTGCTAAAGCATTGAAAATCATTGCTTTTGGAGTCTTAGCATCACTCAAATAATTGGTATAAGTAGTACCATATTCTTTTATTAAAGTATTGACTGCTTCATCAAAAGGAACGTCTTTGATTTTATAATAAATAATCCGAGGTATATCTAACTTCTCAAATAATATACCTAAAATACCATCGCCATAATCAATAAAAATTGCATCGCCCTTTTTAACCCTATTTAGTTCTTTAGCTTTATAAATCTTTTTGATTCTACCACTACGGAAAGAACCATCCCTAAGTGTCATGCCACTAAAATTACCTTTAGCAATATCAGACAAAAAATCTTTTACTTTCTTAGCTGAACCACTTGATGCCGTATTTAACATGCCCTCATCAATTCGTCTATCACTAAGAGAATCTATAATATTACCATATCCCATGTTTAACCTCTATTCTTAAATAATATAAAAATCTATATTAACAACACCATTACTATCAGGATAACAAGCTAATTCATTGCTAGATTTAATAGAATCTTTTATTTCATTAAATCTATCTAAGTCTGTTACCTTAGCTAAGAAAGAACCTATCCAATCCTCACCACCAGCAGAACTAGCTATATGTACACCCTCAATATCTAAACACAAACTCATTCTGCTATCTACAAAATATGTATTAAAATCTTTTGTCCCATACAATTTAAACCATTTAGCAAAGAATGTATGTACACAAGAATTAACATTAAGACATGCAGAATTTGATGCAGTATCAAACATGACATCTGCTAAAAGATAAAGCCTTGACTTAGGAGATTCAGCAATATCTTTAAACCATTTATATGCACTAGGTAGTTTTGATGCCACACTCACCATCTCTTTCAATGCAGTAGATTCATCAAATAATGTATTAATTAATAATGCCCTAGGTATTGGTAAATCTAAAAACACCACTAATATATTTGAACCACCACAGTCTTGAAATAATACTTTACCTACTTTTTGAGATGCTATCGCCCTACTCTTTAATATCTTAATTACATTATTTTTATTTGATGTAGGACTAAACCAATTCCCATCTGTAGAGTTCTTTGTACTAAAACTATTAGGTAATTTTTGATTCTTTACTATACTAGAAAAGACATCTCTTGATGTACTTAGATTAGATAACATCCCCTCAGATAAATTATCTATGATACTGTTTCGTATACTCATATATCACCTAATTACACAAATAACTATGTATAGTAATATAATCATCTTTATCCATAGCATTGAACATACCACTAATCACACCCATGTTTTTATATCTCTCAACTGCATTTGTTAATATCTTAAACGTATCCCTATCAACAGGTTCTTTTGTTTTAATCTTTACATTTAGACTGCAGTTATAACCACGTTTATACAACTTAACAGTACCTATTACACTATACTCATATAGTACTTCTTCCACTTCAAAAGGAATTGCATTCGTTTCAATGTATTTATCTAATGCAGATAAAGCATCATGTACATACCCATTTGATAAATCTTCTACTGCAGATTTGATGCTCATGAACTTCTTCTCACGTAATGAGTATAGACATACACCTACTAACTTAGTACCCTTTAAGATACGCAAGTCTCCCCTATCAGCCATGTTATCATAGAACACACGTGCATCCTCAGTCGATTTAAACTTATACACATATCCTTCTTGATACATAAGATTACCAACATCTTTATATGCGAATACTACATATGTATCAAATATACTATAATAGTGATTCATACCTTCTTTAATATTAAAGTTAGCACCATCTATGACTTTAGCACTAACCCTATCATTCTTTACATCACTATACATAGATACTTCATACTTAGGAGTCACACTAAGTATTGATTTTTTATTCTTAGCCGTCGTGAGCATCCCCTCATCAATACGTAATGACTCAAGGATACTATTCACACGTTCTTGAATCGTAGCCACTTTAAACCTCCACCATATCAAAATAGCACACTCTAACTATATAGAATGTGCTATAACCCTAATTACTATTATATATTATATATTATACATAATCACTATTTACTTATAGTAAGACTATATTGATTAGATTGTATGACTTCTTCCTTAAAGCTAAGACTCAATAACTTAGTTGATATATATGCCCTAGTGACATCATCAACATTCATTGTACCTAAGTCTGTCTCTTCTATATATCCACCTAATGACATATACTTAACTTTACCACTCTTAGAAAAGTCAAATGATACAATAGGTAGAAATGTATCTCCAAAGTTCGCTTTCTTATTAAACCCTACTGTACTCTTTGGTACTACTAACTTCCTAAAGAACTTTGTTAATTCCTCTAACATATCATCTGTAAACCTATCTAACAAACGATAATAATGACTACCTTCTATGCTCTTTAATAAGTCCCTTACAACACTTTCAGATATCCTACGTGATGTACATAGACTTTTCCACGTCTTTGTATCAATCGTATCCCCTAAGAAGTCCTTCAATTCTTCTATGGTGTGAATATCAAAACCTTGAAAGAAACTAGCCTTATCATTCATATCCCCATGAAAGTACGTATACCATACAGTATTATTAGCGGCGACATCCACAGTAAATAACCTAAGCTGTATAATGTCTCGTAAATTATATTTTCCCTCTTGTAATTCAAATTTACAAGCATTAGGATTGCTAACATCAAGTCCTATAGATACTATATCCCCACTCTCACGAATCTCACAATCATTTAAAAAGAATTTAGCTGTTAAGTTATATACTTCATATTTCATAGCCATAACATTATAACTAGACTTTAATCTCCACTTGATACGATTTGATTTACCACCTAGATTAACAGACATGATTCCTTTGGATTTGATTCGTTTGTATATGTTATGTATTAGTATCTTATTATCTCGTAACGCACCCATCTACACACCTACTAACAATTCTAAACCAGTATTAGTATCACTATATATCTTCTTATTAGCTGACATATATGGTATATGAATACTAATGGAACGATTCCCTACTGCTTTACCAACATTATTAGAAATAGATTTAAACCTTACATCATCGTTATTCGCAGAACGAGATAACACAGTTAACACAGAAATGCTATTACTATCATACTTAGGATAAATGATAACATTATTAGGAAAATCATAACAACATATCCCTATCCTATTTCCTTCCTGATATACAGTCTTTGATAATTTATATGCTATGTTATCTAATGTAATAGTATCAATAAAATCATCTAACAAATGTTCAAAAGAAGTAGAAGATTCCCACTCAAATAATCGTCCAAAGTCATTTTGTGTCTTACAAGGTTTACCATATTTAGTAGAATAGTTAGTACACAACTCATTCAATAATTCAGGGTAATGTTTACCCATATCATCATAAATACAAGCACCCATAATCTGCATAAAAGATGTAATAGTAGAATATTCTATATCTTGAAAGACCTGTAATGCTCGAATACCTAATCTCTTAAACTTAAATACATTATATACATTAACACATATAATAGCTTTATCATTCTTCTCAGCTAACACTATGTCATCTGACTCTAAATCAAACCGTATCCCTTTAATAGGTGCATAAAAATTAAATGATTTATATGTAAAATTTAAGTGTACACCACGTCCTACAATTGACACGAAGATACCAGATAATACACTATCAGCTAACTTCTTATATCCATCTAAAGCACTCTTTAATATAACCTTATTATCTCGTAATACATTCCCCAAAGCATCACTCCCCTAAATTAATTGATTTAATATCAGCTGTCAATAATTCCATTGTTATTGAATGAGTATCTTTAGTCGCTGAAGAATTGCCACTCAATAAGTAATCAAAAGAAGTCACCCTTCGACCATCTCTACCATCCATAGACTTTGACATTAAATTAACACCCATTAATGAACCACTACAAGGTGTATATGCTAACTGTTTATTAGTATCAAATCTCATACAAGTTAACAACCCATCACCTTTCAGTAAACCCTTCATACCAGTATAAAATAATGGTTTTTGTAAAGAACACCTAATATAATCATATACCTTCATCTTGATATCTCTATGTAATTCATCCATAAAAGCATCATAGGCATTAGTATATGCCATTAAATCTTTTACATGTGCATATTGTGTATGAGGTATACCATACATATCCAACAATGTATGTAACCATTGTAATGCTTCCTCTGCACGATAATTAGTAGACATATACTTCATATATTCATTACATACTTTAGTAACAAAATCATCAAAGCTAGTATACTTACTTCCACTACCATATTTATATGATACTATATTAGAAGTATCAAAGGCTGTTTTAGTATCTAAACAATAAAACAAATTCCCTTTAGTATCTTCATACCATGTAAATGCATTAGAATTGACTCGTATCTCCATAAACATGGTAACTGATAGCGTATAATAATCACCTATATACACATTAAAAGATAGAGAGAATTTAACAATACCTCTAAATGGATATGCTAGTTTTACCATATGTTTTGCTATTGCTTTGTAGTCACGTAATGCCTTACCCATATGCTATCCTTTCCCTTTATCTAATACCAATTAAGTAAAATTAATTACGCTGTTATGATATCTAATATTTATCTTCTTATCTATAAACAGAATATGATATAAAGAACCACCATGCTGAAGATAATAATCAATAGACTCTGTATTACAACCTACAGTACCACTCCTAAGATTACACTCATTAGGATTCTTAGCATCAAGTGCTACCACTAATTGCTTATCAAAATCTATTTTAAGTAATCCTAACAATTTAAAATCATGAAAGAATAACCATCTAGAATTCAACGCTGTAGTAAATAAATCTTTAGTATTCATGTTATCTTCTATAATAAGCCTAAACGTATTTTCAAAATCCTTAGTTACTACCTTAATTAAGTCTTGTACCCTATCTTTGTCTTTACCAAAATTAAATAAAGTACCCTCTGTTACATCTGTAATACCATAATGTTTTAAGAAGTCGATTGTATATGAGTCATCATTAACACCACCCATATACAATATCTCATTCACAAAACTATCAGCTATATAAGAAGAATAACTATGTAAATCTCTATGATTTATCCCTGTATTATCTGTAAAATGCTTTATATTATTATACTTAAATACCTTAGATAAATCTAAACATAAATACACACAATTCTTTTCTTCTACCCATTGAAATGCATTCTTAGGTATAGTGAATGTTAGTAATAATCCATCTGCTGTCACACTACAGATACCAGCTTTTAAAATATATGTAAGAGTCTTACCATAATATACCATATCACAGAATTGAGGTAAATTTGTATTCTTTTGTATCTTCTGTAATAATGCTTTATTATCTCGTATTAGATTACCCACAGTCAACTCCTAGCCAAATGCACCACCTAATGGAATATCAAAATGATTATTAGAACGTATTAATAGTGTTAATTTCTTTCTACTCCTAATAGCTGTATTGCCTTTCATGATATCATCTAATGAATATACATAACGCTCATCTTTACCACTCAATGTATTATTAGACATCAATTTTACACTCTCAATATTTTTTCTCATTGGAATATACACATTCTGTGTCTTTATATTATATCGTAATACAGGTAACAAACTGCCATGTATAAGATTATCCCTTATAGTCTTAGGTAACTTAACAGAATCAAAGAAATCACGTAAACACTCGTCTGACTTATCCATGACCTCTTCTTGTAACTTAGCCTTGAAAGCATTATATACATCTATATCATTACTAAAATCAAATAATGTACGATACTCAGTATCAGTAATGTCATAATACTTTAACATACGATTAATAATAGGTAATGTGTCAGACTGAAAAGACTTATATATCCTACCTATAATATATTCTAGTAATTTACCATTAAAGCTAGAATCAATAAGTTCCCTATTATCACCAATCATTATCATAGACATGTTATTATATCGTACTAACTTATTCATATCAATACAATATAATAAATTATTCTTATTGTCTACCCATTTAAACATATCATGAGTCGTACTAAGATATACTCTAACAGCTTCCCTATAAGATGAAATATTATTACTCGTGTAATAATGGTAGTATATTTCTACATACATCTCGTCTTCATATGGATATGCTTTTTTAACAAGAAAATTCAATATGTTTTTATTATCTCGTATTAAATTACCCATACAACTACGACCTTGTCTCTACCCAACAATTATGATTTTTAGATAAGTCTACTCTCATCTTATTTTTAGTATCTACAAGCAATACCAAATTACTACCACTATTGCTTGTATATCCTTTATTCATGACATCACTAATAGAATAGTATATTACAGAATCTTTCTTCTTAATATCTTTATTTAATGAGCATTGAGGTAATAAACCGTAATTAGGAAATACAACCCTACCATCTTTAAAGTCTACCCTAGCTACCGCTAAACACCCATTCTTATAAAATAGATACTTTAGATTACCTTTCCCATTGAATGACTCTTGATTACTATATACCTTATTAATATCTAAACAACTCTCTATATACTCAGTTAAACTAGATTCAGTTGCCCTATTTAAAGCTGTTACAAACCTATTCCTAATCACTTTATCATTATATAAATCACTTAATGATAAACCAACCTCAACAGGAGTAGCCACATCCTTTATAAAAGTTTTTACCTCATCTAAAGAAAAATTAGTACCACTTCTACATAATGAATCATACAGATTATCAATACCATTCTCTAATGCACTACCTAAGTCAGTCTCTAATATATTATCAAGTATAAACCCTGTAATATTATTATAAGACAAAACTTTACGTAAGTCTACACAATAATACAACGTGTCACCATCTTCTACCCACTGAAATGCATTCTTAGGTATAACTATCTTTAGACTCAAATAATTATTATATATTGACTTATTGAAAGCGAACCAACTCAATGTACATAGATGTCGTACATCACCAACTAACATAACCTCTTTAAAGAATTGCATCTGCTTTTCTATCTTATTTAATATAGCCTTATTATCTCGTAATACACCCATAACCTAACCTTTAATAATAATCAGATATAGCACCACCTATATCTACCTTATATGCTTCTAATATCTGATTACGTAATTTCTTAAATTCTTTCCTATGACCTTTAAAGTGACATTCTACAGTTGCATGTGCTAATTCATGATAGATAGTATTAATTGCTAACTGATTACTTGTGATTTGATGTGTCCCATAATCATATACATGTCTATTATGATTCGACACGCTAAACTCTATTAAACACGTATCGTCATGATACCAATATGTAATCCCTAGTAATTTCTTACTACGACCTCTGTATGCATTGATTAATAATGTAGGTTTAAAATGATACCCTAACCCTTCTATGTCTTGAATAGCCTGTAGAAATATATCTTTATACTCCATCATATCATCATCGAGATATAAAGTACTCACAATTTATTACCTTCTATATATCATTATAATACACGATAATTAAACAACCTATCCATGTTATGAATCACATCGACATCGATATGCCCAGAAAAATCAAACGAGAAACCACCAATACAATCTAACGTTTTATATTTAGCAACAGCTTTATCTACATCATCAAGCATATAATCAAATGTATACCCATTCCAATCTTTCTTTTTAGGATTTAAGATATAACGTTCATTATAATGAGATGCACGACTCATATATATCATATTCTTCTTAGTATCAATACAACATATACTAATTGTATCCTTTGTCATATCCACTGACTTATTACTATTCGGTGTTAACACTTTTAACCCCTTAGTGTATTTATTCAACATAACTGGTAGATGCTTTTCTAACACTTCTTTATATGTCTTATATAATACACTACCACTATTTAATAAATCAGCTTTTAAATCAGACATAGTGGTAAATGTATACCCAAATACCTTTGATAAGAAACTTTTTAATTCATTTAGATTATAATCGTCCTCATACCATGTCGCTTTATCATCTAATGTCTTAACAGTTAACTTCATTAAATACATTAGAATATCATCTATAGTAGAAACCTTTTTACCATTTACTAAATAATATACAATAGTATCTGTTTTGATAATATCTTTCATATCAGCATAAATAAAAATATGACCTTTATTATCTTCCTTCTCATGTAACGTATCAATACTATATACAGGTGTTAATTCAACAGTACTCATCCATCCACAATCTAGTGAAAGGTATAACTTATTCACGTCACAAGGTACTACATCTGTACTCTTAGCTAATAACGCTTTCTTTAATTGAGTAATGATACCTTTATAATCACGTAACAAAGTTCCTTCATGAATCCTTGTATTAGCTAATGACTCTATAATTGTACTATAATTTGACATTAATTATTTTTCCTTTATTTGATTTAATAATAAACTCTCTTGTATTGTATACCTATCTGTACTATTGATATCCAATACATTAAAAGAACTGCCTTCATTAGAAATGACATATACACTACTACCATCCTCTAATGTATAAGTATTGCCAATGAATTGATATGATTCATCTAACTCTTCGACCATAGCATCAATGTAATCGTCGATATCATCGTCTAACCCATCGTCATCTGCATCTCGTACATCCCATGAATACTCACAGTCAGTACAAAAATAAGATTCACCATTATCATGAATGTTAATATTTGTACTCCCACATTCAGGACATTTGATAGCTTTACCATCACGTAAAGCTTCTAACTCCTCAGGACTAAGTTTACTCATATCCTTATTTGTATCTTCTGTACCCATATCTTCTTCCTCTTGTTTAGAAGTATCGTCTACAACCTCTTCTGTGTCAGTTGTATCTTCTTCCTTACCCTCAGAAATATTATACCTAGTATCATCAATAGTATCTATACTACCACTGTTAGTACTATTGGTAAATACAATCTTCATTTACTATCCCCTACTATACAATTATCTATATATGAAAATACTGTACTGTACAATTATACAACTATACAGTACAGCATCATGTTTATATTATTTTTTATGACGTGTTATCTTTTTACTTTGTAATACTTTCTCTACGACTACATCATCAAAGCTAATAGCATCTATTTTCTTTTTATCAGTACCCAAAGAACCTACACCTCTACCATCTGTGCTAGGAATAGAACCACTAGGCGTAGATACACCACCTACATCTGTTCCCTCATCTGAATCTTCTACTTCTTCTGTATCAGTATCACTACCTTCTACAGAATCCTCTTTAGTATATTCATTATCTACTGCATCAATAGGAACTGCTTTACCCTCTGCAATGACTTTATAAACACAACCCTCATTAATCTCAGTCGCATATAACCTAAATACGCTTTCAAGTGTTGCTACTTCTATGTCATCTGAGAACTTTTCAATATCGTCTTCATCTGTTACAGTATATTGTACATAGTAAGAACCATCATTATCAGTTGCACTCGATACCTCATAATATTTAGGTACTTTTAATGACAAGTCCTTAACCATAGTATCTAAATCTTGATATACCCCATCATTATCTGTAATAGAAAATATACAAGATACAATGTTTCCACTATTAGTAACGACAAGACTCTCTACTTTATACTCAAGACTATCATCCAAATTACTAAATGTATCTTTAAGATTATTCTCGATTTGACGATATAATACTTTAAGCCTTGTATCACTCGCATCTCGATATCTAGACCACGCATTAATGATAGCATTATTATTCTTTTGAATGAATCCACCTTGATATAATGCATCATCTGTATAACGCTCTAGGTCTTTATATAATGTCTTACAACTAGATACTACAAATGACGGTATAAAGGTATTATCAAAATTACCCTGTAGCGATAAATTACCACTAATAATAAATGCATCAATCGTCATATTATTAAATACCCAATCCACTACTATATTAGGATTAGCCTTAGAAGTAATCTTATTTGACCTCATAGAATTAAATGCATTATTACCAAACAATACATCAAATACGTCTTGATTACGAATAATAAGTCCACGTAAACATAAGTCTACTATACCTACATTATCAGTTGCTTTAGTAATCTCTACTTTAGCACTCTTATTGACATACACTAATTCTACTTCAATCCCATTATCAGTCAAATCAGATAAATACCACTCTACTTTACCTAATGAAGTATAAATAGTATTATTCTTAGCATTGACAAATGCATTGAAATCTTTCCCTATACTCATAAGAATATACTTAGAAATATATGCATTAAACTTACTATATGATGTCACAACAGCAGGGTCTATAATCTTAACAGTATCTTTATCAAATGACTTAGTATGATTTAATATCTTAAAGACAAACCCTTCTTTTTGTACTTTATCTACCAATAACTCAAGATGTGTAATAATACCTTCTGTATCAATATCTACTATGTAATCACCATTATCACCTAAGAATGGTAATAGCTTATATAGCTTAGTACATTTAAACGCATTCTTTGTAATCTCATCAAAGTCATCAATAGAAATAATTTCTACACCCATACTACTAATGGTCTTATTCTTATAGTTGAAACTACATTGATATTCGACTACACCTTTCTGTAGTTTAGATTGTGTATCATTCCTTGTATATCGTAATACAAACCCATCTTTACCTAATGGAATCTCAAAATCATTTTGATTACCACTAGCCTTAGTCTTCTTAGTATTAGCAGATGCACTTGTATTCACACCACTACCTATAGTACTACCACTACTAGGTGTCTGTGTTACACTAGATTTAGCTACATTGCTATTAGTACTATTCCCTAATAAACTAGATACATTCTTATACGCTACTTTATCATCATTATTACGCATATAAGGCTTCTTAATTTGATTAATCATATCAGGGTTAGCTAATATATAGCTTTGATTATCCTTACTAAATTGACTATTAGAACGTGTTACCTCTACTGATGCCTTATACCCATCTGCATCATCTACCAAATGTTTAGCACTATCTGCCCTCATGAATTTAATCTCAAAATCATCCATGAAACGATTAAACTTACCAGCAGTACTAAACACAGTATTAGGAATGAATAACTCACCTTTATACAACCTATCTAATAATCGATTATCAGCCTTAATACCATAAGACTTAACCAATTTAGTGATATCACCACCAAATGACTTTTTAGCAGTATCATATAGCTTCTCTATATTAGGTACTACATACCCCTCATCTAATGCTTCATACCTATCCTGTACATTAGACCATACAGCTTCTTTACTATTCAGTAATACATCAAAATCATCTCGTAAAAACTTAATGAAATCAATACAATGATTACATACTATATGACCATCTATCTCATATGTAGATTTAGCCTCTGTATGACATATATCACATGTCTTAGTATCTACATCGTCATACATAGCATTCGCTAGTGATTCGTTAATATACTTACGAATCTCCCTATCCTTAAATAACTCTTCCATACTACCTCGTATCTACCTCGTTTGTTTATAATTTTTAATATATTATCTATATCATTACATAAACTATTATATACTGTATATTTTCACCTTACATAACATTACTAAACCTTACATACTGATAACTATGTAAATTTACGCAATATTACGTAATCTTACTAAATCTTACATAATGTAATGAAATGTAACGGTACGTCCTAATATACCTATACTTTTATATATTAGATATACCCTATAGTATACCTATAAAATATACCCATTCTTATAAAGAACCTCATTAGCATTACGAGTCTTATCATATGGATACCACTTAACTTTAAACTGTGCATTTTGTAAACTATTCACATCTAAAGGATTCACAGCCTGTGCAGTATTTGATGCAGTCCTCCATAAAGATAAACCATCACCATACATATAATATCGATAGCTACGCTCACTCATATAATAAGAAGTAATATCTAAATCTATATTATACCTAACAGGACCAACACTAGCTGTCTCACTATTAAATACAGCCATAATACTACTAGGTATAATAAAATTCTGTGTCCCTATTCCAGTATCAGGAGTCTTCCATATAACATCATTAACTGCTATAGCTGATGCTCTATCACGTAATAACCCTCTTGCTATATTATTATAGTTATACCCATACATACGTTCAGACACTGCATCACTACTACTTAATGCCTTTGCTTGATTAGTAATATAAAAACTAAAATCAAAAGGAGAATTAGCACCCCTCGCTGCTACTACATACCATTGAGGATTCGTATTCTTATTATTTAATAATGACAAATCATACATGTTAATAGGTAGAAAACTACAGAAAGAATATTTATCACTCTGTCTATTATTATTCGCTATCCATATATGCATCTTCAATACTAACATAAAACTTGAATACGTATCATTCGCAAAAAAATCAGTATTATAATCATTAAGTGCGAATGTAGTATTCCTAGCAAAATTATTACTAAACTTAAATGGTGAACCATATATAGGTAACGAATCCCAAAATCTCGGTAACTCATTTAAAGAACCTAAAGACCTAACACCTACTGCAGTATATACAATACCATCCGAATCACGATATTTAAGAGTCCCCCTATCAAGTTTAATATTCTTCTTGTTAATAAATGTCTTATTATCTACATACATAGAAAATGGCATCTCTACAATAGCTTCATTAATCTCTTTAAAGTTATCAAGATTTGACATCTTTTCATTGATAGCAGAAAATACACCTCGATACCCATTTGTCCCCTTACAACATAAAAAACGACTATGAATATTAAGATTACTAGCAGTCTCTTTTATATCATTATAATTAGCTTGAAGATGTCGAAGTCCTCCATTATTAGGATGCACTAGATGAGCATCCTTCTTAAAATCATCTGAAAAATCTGAACCCTTCTTTGGAGCCTCTATATCATAAACATAAGGACGATAAAACGTAGTATCTTTACCACCATAACTCTTAGGAAACTTTATACGTATTTTACTATTAAACCCTCTATCTTCGCTCATATAAACCCCACTACAAGAAAAAATGCATAGTATATCTCAACTATGCATTATGTAAACTTATATTTTTATTTATCTTCTGTAGTATCAGTATCTGACATAGCCTTGAGAACAGCTGTGTTTTCCATCTCTTTGGACTCTTCCTCACTCGCTAGTTCTTCATTACCTTCATTATCTGTCTTAATAGCCTTAGCTTTTTCTAGTAACTGTTGTTTACGTTTTTCCAACGCAGTATTAATCTCTTCTTCTGTGAGAATACCTTTTTCTACCAACAATTCTTCAATAACAGCATGTGCAATTTGGAATGGAAATACTTGTTGAGCATACATAGTATTAATATCTTCCATTAAATAATGATTTGTCTCATTCATACGCTCAAAGATTTGTTCCATGACTTCAACAAACTCTTTACGTTTGATATTTTGATTTAACTCTTTTCTACCTTTGTCAGCAAAAGCTACTACTTTTTTCTCTTGTTTTGTATCTTTATTTGTTTCTACCATCCAAGTATACTACCCTTCTTTAACTCTTGTATTGTATCAGTATAATACATCTTACGTTTATTATACTCTTCCATATTAGATATAAATTCTTCTAACATACCTACGTCCTTATCGTTACCATAAGGCATTAACCTTTGTACAATCGTCGTATCTTTCTTTAACCGATGTACTGCTTTATCATAACCAATATGACCAGCATTATCATTATCAAACGCTATAATGAATTTATTAGATAAAGATAATAAAATCTCTGCTTGTAACGCATTTACATTTGATGTCTGCATTGATAATACATTAGGATATACTGAACGCAACACATCTGCATCATATAAACCCTCTACAACAATTATCCAATCACCATAAGTAAAATTAGAATCCATCATATCAAAACCATACATAGATTGTAACGCACTATAATCAATGAACTCCTTCTCTGTTATACCCCTAAATACACAAGAAATAGGTTTATTGTTAAGTGTATTAAATATAACTAATACAGCACCACCCATACTCTTAATAAAGTTATGATGAAAAGGAGTCAAAGATTTACGCAACCCTAATCTATCTATATCACTATACTTAAATAGTCGATAATTTTTATATGAATAATGTCTAGCTAATTGAACATACTTACTAGCATCTAGTATCGAATCAGCACGTAAATCACAAATACTAGGTAACTCATCATATAGAACTTCTAATACCTCTAATTTAGAAAGATACCTCTCATTATTAGAGTTATAAGCTACACTCTTTTTACTCTCTAGTATGCTATCTACGTCTATAATCTTCATAAGCTACCACCAGAACCTAAACCAAATCAGTATTGATAACACATATCAATAATTAACTACCAATACATCACCTAATATGCAATCATCTACAAATAAACCACGTTTCCTAAGAGAAGTTGCACTATTTCTATATAAAATCCCATCACGTTTAACATGACTACGATAAGAACCATTCTTACCACAAACATATTCTGTAATTCCATGAGATTTGAATGTATCATCAAACTTTAAGCTACCACTAAAAGCGTCATAGTATCCATCACGTTTAGGGTTATCACTCAAGAACAGACTATTGCTGTAGAAATAACCACATACAATCTTCTGTACAGGCTGTGCAATAGTTCTATCATATTTATCGCACATGTATCTAAAAGCATCCACACAATCCTTTGTATGTTTTACATCAAATGTATTATCTAACCCAAAAGCATAATCACTAGTGTCAGTAATATTGAAGTTATCAAAGTTTACACGCTCTTTAAACAACCTAGTAAACCTACTACGGTTATCTTTCTTTGTTATCTCTTGTAAAGAAATTGGTTCGCCACGATACAACGTGTAATCATACCATGTATCAATACCAAATAACCATACATTAGAAGTAATAATAGGATTCCTCGGCAGATACAGATTATGATTCTTAAATATAGTATCTATCTCATAAAAGAGACCAACTTTATCTATTACACTTGCATTGCTATAGTAATCAGTATTAGCAACATTGAACCGTACAGTAGTTTTAAAATCCCTTAATTGAAATTGCTTCTGAATGTATTCAACAAAAGAAATCAACTTTTCATAGTTATCATAGATGCCACCATTAAAGATAAGATAATCAATATCTTCGCATTGCTCAACTATCTGCAGAAAAATGCTATGATAATAGTCAGATAGGTTTTCTGATGCCCCATATGTAGATGCTAATCTATTAATATGAATATCACTAATATAAGCTACTTTCATAGAAAAAACACCCCTATTCAAATAGCTTATGGACTAAAGCTACCTCATCTGACAAAGTACAATTCTCAGTATTAATTAATAAATCAAAAGCATTGAAATCCATGTACATATAATCTTGACTATCAGATAACACCCTACGACAAGCCTCTAATACATTAACTTCTTTTCTATCCCTTAATCGTGATAACATACGAGTTAAGCTAGTATAAGCTGTATTATACAAATATACCCCTAATACCCTATCACCGTATCTCTCACGTAATTTATCATATTGTGTATTAGTACCACATAGTACATATGCTTTATCATTATCAGTAGGAATCTCACCTACACCATAATATTTTGTAGCACCCTCAGCAGAACTATAATGCTCTACAATACAAAACTCATTTGCTACTACTCGTTTAGCAAAATCTTCCATACTGCAGAAATGATATTCCACACCATCTACTTCGCTATCACGCATAGGTCTAGTAGTCGTTAATACAAACCTTTCAAATTCATTTGGATATTGTTGTAATAAACTACTCATTACACTATCTTTACCAGTACCACCCTTGCCACACAAGAATAATATCTTACCTTTTACCAACTAACCATCACCACCTGTACCCTAAAACTTTAAATTAAATACTAGAAAAAAGAATGAAATAGGAGTCATTATTATAAACACTGCAGTTAAAAAGAACTCAAACATATTTACAAACATCCTAAATGAATTATATGCATCTGCAGTAAGAATCAAATACATTACAAAAAGAAAAGATTCAAGAAATACTATAGATGCTATGTAAAATAACAAGCATTTAATAAATAAAGATAATAGTTCAATAAATCTATCCTTATGCTTAGTAAAGTAATTCATCTGCACCCCTCCGAATACTAGAAATGATATCATACTCAGATACAGGTTTATACCCATTAACAAATGAATTTAAGTTCAGTCCACTTCCAAATAATCTTTGATAATTACCAATACCACTAGCTAATGTAAACATCTTTGACATAGTAGCGTTTTCATAATCTACACAAAGTCGAACTATTTCATTTGTACATAAAGTAACTTCTAATGTATCCCTAAATAAGACTTGTACATTAAATTCATTCTTACAATATGTTTGATACATTTCTTTATCAAGAATTGCATCCCTTTTTGTAGAAACAGATGATACATATTGATTAAACCTATCTAAATCAGATTTACCTAATAGTACAATCTTATTACCATTTAAAGTACTTAATAAAGATAAATCACCAGCACCACCTACAATATAGACTTCATCGTCATCTGTTATGAATGTATTCCATACAGTAAATAAGAAATGATTATGTACTGCAGAATCTATACCAGAAATTTTATTAACTCCACCCTTACTTAGGTATAAGTCAGAAATAAAATACTTCATACCATCACCTACTCAGAGCATAACAAAGCATCTACTTTACCAAAACATTTAGTGATAATATACATACAATCACCTTTATAAATGTATGGTACAATGACTACTTTATCAACTGCATTTACACTCTCTAAAGCCTTTAACAAAGAATTTAAAGCCTTAGGGTTAATCATAAATGAAGTCCCTTCTTTATATGTACTATCATCTAAAATCATAGACAATGCTTTCTTTGTATCATATCTAATATTATGAGTCTCTATATCAATATATGAAATCTCTACTTTATTTAGAACCATCTATATCACCAAACCTATTTACCAGTACTACCACAACCACCAATACGAGTAGCATTAAGTACGTTATCATTATCTGCTTTTAAGAACTTAGAGAATACCCCTTGACATACCCTATCACCACTCTTAATAGTTACATCAAAAGGATAGAAGTTATAAAAAGCTACACCAATATTACCATCATTATCCAAGTTATTCCAGTAATCGGCATCCACAACTCCCACACCATTGCTAAGTACCAAACCTTTTTTAATTGGACTAGAAGAGCGATTATAAATATAAAGAACTTCATCATCAAGCATATAAGCCTTAATGTATGTTTTAATCATTGTAGGCTGAATAACTTCTTTATACCCATTAAAAGAGAAATGCAATAAAGAACGTAATAAATATTTCCCTACTTGTTTCCATAAAGACGGAATCACTACGTCATAAGGAGCATAAAAATCATAACCAGCACTATGAATAGTACTTCTAGTAGGTAATTTACAATCAAATTCTACACCACTAGAACACACAGCAAAACCTCTACCACCAATATCTGTTAATTTAGATATAGTAGCATTACCCAACTGTAAATCCAAAACCAATCCCTAACCTTTCCTATAATAAATACATAATTAAAGTTACGTAGTGAATTATTTGGTCTTCTACATAGGTAATCACACCATATCTAGCTTTTAAATTATCTACAATAAGATGCATACCAAATAAGATTAGTAGATTTAGTGATAACCCAAAAACTAAATAAAAAGGTACACAATATAAGAAACTATGTACAAATAGATGATAGTAATTTTTACCCTTAGTAGTAGCTATGAATTCACCCTTGTAATACATAATCACCTAATAAATGACACCCTATCAATTTTAATATTAATTCAACCAAAATTTCACCACCTAATAAAAAATACACTAATATATAGTTTATTATACTATAAATCAGTGTATTTATCTACTTTACAATATTATTTTTACAATACTAACTCAGATGAGTCTTCAAAGATTAGTGTAACAAAATCATGTTCAAAGTTACCACATTCATCACCACTAATATCACACTTAATTGATTTGATAACCATACCATCATTATAATACGCAGTGAAGAGATTAACATAAAATTCTAAACGTTCAAATGATAGAGATTTAATATCATTAGCATTAATAATGATAGAACATTCTTTATTGCTTACTGTATCATAAACAAATAGAGATGTGCTATACACATAATGTACATTATTACGATAGTTAATTAATTCATCGTATAACTCTTTAAGACCATTAAAAATCTTTGAAGAATGAAAACAAGTATGTTCATCATCTAAAGCAAAATATAACAACATAATTTAATCCCCCAAAATTATTTAGTTATCACTACGTGCTTCAATGCGACTATTTAATTTATCCTTATATGTTTCTACATCAACATACAACTTTTCAATAAAGCTATCAGGAACAGTCGTACTATCTTCCAACACAGCCTGTAATAAATCCATATCAACATTATTTTTTAAGTCTTTCATAGCTTTATAAGAGTTATTCTTTTCCTCACCTAAACCTAAAGCACCACTATGTAATACTGTAGAAGTATTTAAGAATACACCATATACTTTATACAAAAGAACGACTATCTCACTAATAGCAAGACTGATTTGTACAACCTTTGTAGCAACTTCTTTAGTCTTCTCTAAATCATTACCAATCTTAACAAAGTTATCCTCAGTGCTATTAATAGCTACTAACATTAAATCAAAATAATGTAAAATCTTATTAATTAAATTTATCATATTTACCTCATATTAAATATCATTAGGGTTAAATTCATAGTATTCTTCCCAGAATTCTTCTTCCGCTCTACGTCGCTCATCAACGTCTTCTTCATGAATAATTTGAGATTCTAAATCTTCAACCCTAGCATCACTAAACCAACCATGCAATAATAGCAAGCCACTAATTAAACCTAAAATACTGTTATCATTACTGATAGTAACGTCTGAACGATATAACATCTCATTCAATGTAGTTACTACCAAATGCAGAATATATGGTCTTTCACGCAAAGCATCTAAGAAACTACCAAAATACAAATTACCATCTCGATAATCAAAGCGAACATTATTGACAATAAAGGCAATCTTATGCTTTTCTTTAGTAGTCTTGATGACAACCATCCCATGTAAATCACTTACACGCTTGTAATCAATATCTTCAGCCAAAGAATCTAAAAACGCTTCTGCATGTAAACTAAATCTAGAAAACGCATTTACATATGTTCCAATAGTGTAATCTTTTTGTAGCTTAACCATAATATAATCTCCTTTATATATTATTCATATTGGTATAATACAACCGTATTGTATAATAAAGACTTTTGAACGTCAATTACACGTTGATTAGGAGAACCTCTAAATTTAAGAGTGATATCCCTATGTGCTAATTCAAACTTTCCATCAATTAACACATCCACATACTGCAGTAACTCACGAGTATCATCTCTACTAATTAATTCTTCAAAAGTGTAACCACTCCATAGGTATATTTTTGAGAATTTTGCCTCTGTATGAACTTTTTTGAGTAGAGGTAATACAATATTCACGTTGCTAGGTAAACACGGCTCTCCACCTAAAATACTTAAATTTCTCTTAATTCCATTCTTTGATAATAACTTAATAATATCATCTACATATGTATTAGGTAACTCTAATCCACCATTCACATCCCATGTATCAGGATTATGACAACCAGCACAAAAATGTTCGCATCCTTGCACCCAAAAGGAAACACATACACCCTCACCATCTACTATATCATTTTCCTTGATTCCTGCGTACCTCAAGAATATTACCTCTCTTTCTTAATATACTACCTCTTTTATAAAGAAGAATATATGTCCTATCATGACTAATAGTAGGAAATATAACAGGAATACCCATGATAAAAACTGAATCAGAATAATCGTTAAGAACATCATCAAAAATCTGTCTTAATTCTTCATCTGACATAGTATCTAGTCTATCTAGAAACCTCTCTTTATATTGCTCAATATCCATAATAAATCAATCTCCCACAAATATTTGAACTACATCTTCATATGAAACCTTGCCATTAGAAACATCTAAGGACAACTTATAAAAATCTACATAAAAACGACTGAGTATTTTATATCCATACATATAAAAAAGAACTAACAAAACAGCAGTAGCTGTCCTTTTATTGCCATCAAGAAATACTTGATTTGTAACAAGCATATAATAGGTTCGACATATCTTATCTAAATCTGTTGGATATAATTCAATACCATCATAAGTCTGATAAACACCTTTAATAATTGAAGATAATAAACCTTTATCCCTTATGCCAAGAATCCCACCATAGGTACTGACTAAACTATCATGAATGCATATAACATCATGTACACTTAGCATACTATTCCTCTCTTGCCATTCTTTTAAAATCTCCATCAAACTCAATCATAACTTTACGTAAAATGTTGTGCTTTTTAATACTAAGACCATCAACAATCCGTATATGACTATACTTTTGGCTTTCTTGTATATCAGAAATATCTTTTACATCCATACCTTTATACCCTATTCATCCTTAACAATAACTTTAGCACCTTCTACTAAATCTAAATCATTATCAATCATCATTTGTGCTACAAATTGTAAGGTACTATATGTATAACATGCATTCCTAGATTGAATACTATATGATTCAACCCCATTTACAGTATCAACAATTTTAACATCAATACCTACTAAATCTGCAGTCTCTTTACCATCATACTCAAATACATAATCTGCAGTATATTCAATGCCGTCATCAATTTGTTTACAAGATAGTGCGATACCACCTAAATGACTCATAACTACTATAGTACACTTACCACCAAATAAGTATATAGAATATCTCTTCAATAAATTTTGAATAAAATCATTGCTAACCATATCTACACACCTTCCTTAAATCTAAAAGTATATGTTGTACGCTCAATGACTAATTCAAAATCTTCTAAACCATACTCTTCTTGCACTTCTTTATAAGCTTCTTTAGCTTCCTCTTTAGTAGCATATACCCCTAACAAAGGAGAACTAAACACATCTGATGTAGTGATTAATACATACACTTCTTTTTCAATATTGCCCATAATGTAAACCATCCTTTTAAACAAAAATATACTTTAGGTATAAGTCCAATACCTACACCTAAAGTATACCAAAATTTACACTACTTTACAATAGTTTATTCTTTTAATCTAAATGCAATACCCTATCCTTAATCTCAGCTGTACGACCTTGATTAAAGAAATTAGTACCCAGATAACCGCATGTACGTCGACAGACGTTCATAGTATCTTGATTTGTATTCCCACAATTAGGACATTCCCAATATAATGAGCCTTCCTCACCTTTAATCTGAATCTCACCACTAAAACCACATTCTTGACAATAATCAGACTTAGTATTTAACTCAGCATACATGATTGTATTATAAATGTATTTAATAATCTCTAATACAGCTTTGATATTATTTTGCATATTAGGTATTTCTACATAACTAATACAACCACCAGGACTTAATGCTTGATACTCACTCTCTAATTTAAGTTTTGTAAAAGCATCAATTTCCTCACGGACACATGTATGGTACGAATTCGTAATGTAGTCATGGTCAGTTATGTCTTTAATGACACCAAATCGTTGTTTTAAACATTTAGCGAATTTATACGTAGTGGCTTCAATCGGACTTCCGTATAAACTATATCCAATGTTTTCCTCTTGTTTCCAACGATTACAAATATCATTTAATCGTTGCATAATAGCTTTACCAACTTTCATACCTTCCCCAGTAGTATGACTTTTACCAATCAATGCCATTACACATTCATACAAACCAGCATACCCTAAACTAGCAGTAGCATACCCATTATGTACTAAATTATATAAGGTCTCACCCCTATTAAGTCTAGCCAATGCCCCATGTTGCCATAAAATAGGTGCTACATCACTTGTCGTATTCTCTAACCTATGAATCCGTACTTGTAACCCCTTATGACATAATTCACAACGTTCTTCTAATACATCATAAAAATGAGCCATAATAGAATCTATATCAGAGATATTATTAGCTTTACAATCTTGCATAGTTGTTAATGCTACATCTACCAAATTAATTGTTGCAACTCCAACATTAACATTTTTTATTAACTCTATATCACTATAGAGATTAGACTATATCTTCTATCAGAATACTCTGATAGTGGTACACTTCGGATAGTGATAAAATCTACCCTACATCGCTACACTCATCACGATTAGTCGTTGCACTTTCACACTGATTTAATATAACACTATTAAACTCTAATACCTTAAATCTAGTATAAAACCACTTCTTAGTCATACATCTAGGTAAATTGTCAACCTTACAATTCCTACCAGAGTACTCAATTAATGATTTTAAAGAGTCAAATTCTAATATTTTATTATGATAAGAATCATAAACCTTAATAGGTTTTTTATTACCAACCCTATTACCATTCCTTACACAATCAGCAATATTTTCTTTTTGAGTCCCCATATACAAGTTTAAATAGTGATTATTAACACTATTATCATCAATATGATTAATCTGCATCCCTTCTTTAATAGAACCTACCCATACATCATAAACCAATCTATGTATAGGTACGTGTCTCTGCTTGCCATCCAAATATATATCAACACTATAATATATCTTACCAAAAGACTTTGAATGACGTAATAAAGGTCTTAGACATCTACCATAACTCAAAGAGTAAACATCACCATCACAACTTACGTAATAATTAGTATTCCTATTGAATACTTTAAATTCTTTACCATTATAAAATATTGAATTTTTAATGTTACACATATTACCTACCTACAATAAAGTATTTAAAATAATATAATCAATGTGAGTAGCACATGATTGTCTTGCTACAAAAACAAGATATCCCATGTTAGCATACAGATTAAATCTATATACACCGCTTTTTCTTGCGTTCACACCATTTACCGACGGCTTAACAAAGAGTCTACCGTCCCCAATATTTACGCTTCCCATCATAATCTAATGCCTTAGATAAATTAGCGAATTCATCCGTGAAATCATCGACAGAAAGAAAACTACGACAGCCCATTGAACTAAATACATCTCCATCTTTTAGTTCTTTCATTTTCTTTTCTGAAATATAATCAGGTACTAACCTCTTAGCACTACACTTAGCACTCAACTCCGTTAAATACCAATATTGACTATCTTCATGTATGTTATCTTCTTCTAATACATAAATCAGCTTAGGAAAGGCAGGTGATATATAGATGCCCTTTTCATTTTTAAAGCCTTGTATACGCTGTTTTAACATCTCTTCAATCAGTAATGCTAATTCAGCTTTATACTCGCCCTCACCACCTAAATACATAAACACAGTCAGAAACGGACTCTGACCATTAGAATTTGTAAACGAATTTATTTGATAGTTAAATGTTTGTACAGCATCCTCTACTTCCTTAGCTAAGTCTCGTTTAGCATACTCTACTACTTTACTATCATCTAAACCCCAATTACGATATTTATTTAAGTACCAATTAAAACTATCCCTCACAAATGGTGCTAAGTGACCTAAATTAATACTAGCACCACCATAAGTAAGACTAGTGACCGCTAAAACCACCTGGCTCGCTATAGTAGATGCAGTTAATAACCTCTTAGGCTTTTCTATTCTTACACCATTAACTACAGTTCCATTCTGTAATATATCGTTTAAGTTAATTAATTCGCAATTAGTTCGATATTCTGCGATATAGTCCATATCATGCTGGTGGATGAGTCCTTTGTTATGAGCATCCACTACGTCCTTAGGTAATAATTTCCGCTTACCAATATCAGTGCTTACTATACCAGCTATATAATCCCTTAGCGTAGTATTTAGTTTTACGTCTTTATTAGAATTCTCTGTATTCCAATATTCACTATCACCACTTAGTAATTCTTGTAATTCATCATCAATTAAATTACCACGCTCTTGGTTGCGTTTATCACGATATAATATATACGCTTTAGCGACATCATTATACTTACTATCTAATAACGTATTCTCTACGATATCTTGTATATCTTCTACGCCCAATACTGCATCATCTAATACTTCATATTCATCTAACACAGTATTAATAGCATCATTACATACAGTAATATACTCACTATCTATACTATCATGTAAACTACTATACGCACTTAACATAGCATTGAATACTTTACCACTATCAAAGACTACTAAACGTCCATCTCGTTTTAAGACCATATTATCTTGTTGTACCGTATCTTGTATCTCTTCCAATTATTCCTCCATATACAAATATACTAATATACACCACATCATGTAGAAATATCTATTATTTTCTACTAGGTTCTACTATATATAGTGATATACACCCAACCACCACTACCAATATACCACATATCTGTATAGTATGATACAGCTTTGTTAAGTATTATTAAGTGCATAATAGAATCTATAACAACCACCTAAACTAGTCCCTTCGATTTGATACATCCACTATACTATGTACACCTACCTCACTAGCTAACTCAGCCATGACTTCTAATACACCATTTCGTGTCTCTACATCACGATACACAGTCTTATCATCAACTATATCTAATTCATACATCATACGACCATAACTATGATACTCAATAGTATACCTTACTATTTCTATACCATTATCTTCATCATATACATCTTTACGACCATCCAATAACCCTTGACTTAATCGTAATTGTATCATACACACATCCCATTCACGATACGTCTTGTCACCATATTCGACATCGCCTACACAATGACGACAATACACATTGACTATATCCCCACCTACCGTAATAGATACGTCACCAAAGATTACACTACCTAATTTCTCTTTTACTAATTCTACTATATCCATATAAATCTCCTTACACTTTTTAGTATATTTTATACTTGACGTATCTCTATTCTATGTATTCCTACTAAATCATAGCTATCACTCAACTTACCCAATACTTCCATAACTCTACCATGATTTAATTCGTTACCTTCGCTATCCCTTAATCCTATAGCTACTTCTTCAACCCTATCACCTAACTCATACTCATTAGCATCATTTATCTTTACATAGCTATTCTTTGTGAATTGTACACGTCTCATATTACCTATCCGATTAGTATTAGCATTATACCCTACCACTACTAACCCCTTACATTGTAATTGATACCCTGTCTTCTTGATACTGACATGATTATATATCTCTACCCTATCACCATATACCCATATACCTACATCACCAAATAGTACCTTCTCATACTTAGCTACTATCCGACTTAACAATTCTTTTAATCCCTCATTATAGAATTTAGTATCTATATCCTCTATAGCTTTACTTACTACACCCTTCAATGCAGTATTGATATCTTCTGTATTCATTCTTTAATCCACCTTTTATTTAATCATTCGTATCATACCAATCATCACTTACACCACTCCTCGTATAGATACTGATTACTTGATACCCATGTGTTGCATAAAATTCCCCACCTGTAGCACTATCAGCAATTTCTTTATTATTGTGTATCTCACTTAACAACATGTCTTTTGTACTAGACATATACCACAACAAACCTAACCTCTTACCTACATTCTCACACACACTATCACTACGCTTTGTATCTAATACAAATGTTACTCCTTCACTACGATATACTTCTGTAGTGTATCCTATCTCATATAATCCTATACCATTTTCAGCTAAATCTTCTAACAAATATTCAGTAGCATCACTCTTCATTAAATCACTATGTGTATCAATCAATAATGTACCCTTTACCTCTTTTAGGTATGTGACACCATCTACCTCATCCCTATTTGTTTTAATACATTTTACCTTTATGATATCCACCCCTACTTCTACATACACATTTCCAAATATTACCCTCTCTAATCGACTCAATAATTTTTCAATTCGTTCCCTAAATTTACCTTCTATTCTATCCAACATAATTCAATCACCCTTTCTTTACTCAAGTCACTATTTACAAATTACTTTATTCTATTGTCTTCTATCATGTCTTCTTTTTGTCTACGTTTAGTCTTTTCATAGTGTCACTTCATCTCTTACCATCTCTATTAATTAATTAGCTATCCTCGCATCTATAGTAACACTTCTAACCTATATTACTAACCTAATTAATTAACACAGTTACTCTCTTGTACAGTTTTCCCATTCCTATACTCTACCCTCTCTTACATACAATCACACATATTATCTCTTCCTTCTCTATATGCCACTATTCCACATCGTATGTAATCCAATCTAATATAATTAATCCATTCCTATGAAATCCATTACTATGAACCCATCCCTATGAATCCATTCAATGAAATCCATCCAACGAAACTCATCCATTGAAACCCTATTTAATGAAATCTTAATTATATCAATCAGTCCTATGATATCAATTTATCTATTAATATCATATCTTTCTGTGTTCTTAACTAACTGTTTTTAACTAATATTATCCATTAATATATTCTCAATCAATTCATTAACTGATACTAATATTAATCATCCATCCCTACCCAAAAAATATAATTCTTTTCTTCGCTAGAAGAAATTAATTATATTCATTATTATGTTTATCTTCTATTTGATTAATATCATTACTAATTATATTATGAATAGTATTAGTATTATCTTTATGTATGTTCTTATGCTTTGATTATAGTGTAGTCAGAATCACTACACTTAGTAATAGTACTATTAGTATCAATAGCCTATATGCTATTGATATACCTATCATTACTATGATTAGTAATAGTATGATATCTATCCACCTAACCATGTATTAGTACCTTTTCCTATTGAAGTCTTTGGTAATCTTATCTTCATATATCCTACCTACTTCTATATCTAATTCATGATTTTCTATGGTATGCCTATTCTTAGTTTTATCACCTACGACAATAACCCTTGTATTCTCACCATATGCACTATACTTATTTGTAGCATAACTTTGTACATACTCATGAGTAGAACCATCATATGCAGTAAATAACAAAGAATTAACAGTATCTCTAGTACGTATTAGTAATTCTTTTAATTGATATGCATTAAAAGCCTTCTCTCGCCAATCCGTTAATGATTCAAATAACAATGTACCATCTTCTACCATGTAATCCTTATCAGCTATTTTACATAGGTTATCTTGATATAAGACAAGACATTCATGATTAGAGAACTCTACACTCCCTAAATCCTCTAGCAATAAGTCCACATCTGACCTAATTTCATCACACACAAACATCACCTACTTTCGTAAAAGTAAAAAGACTAGATAACTGATTATTATCTAGTCTCTATTATACTACATATGGGTCTTATTTGAAATTACTTTTATATAATTTTTTTACATAATATCCTTTATATAGGTATGCCTTATGATTACGACATTTATATTTATCACAGAAATCTTCTTCTGATAAAGTATTGTAATCAGATAAAATTACTTTTAAAGCCTCTTTATTGTATTTAGACTTTCTGCCACGTTTTTCAACATAAGAAACAGTTTTAGTCTCTTTAGTATTTTCTGTTTTAGTAGTCCCTTCACTACCAAGAATATCAGCTGTAGTATCGCTCGTAGTATCATTAATAACCTTTTCCTCTACTGCAGAAATAGTTTTAGTATCTTGCATATACTCACGTAATCCTAAATGAAATGCCATAGCATTGTCAACTAACTTCAAGGTATTGCTACCTAGAATAGTTACATAATCTTTTAATTCATGTGTATTGACAAATCGCATCTGCTCAAGCATAATACATGTATTTGTACCATTTAACTTGAAATCTACATGCGTTTTGATTTTATCCCCTTTGCCAAACTGACCAGTAGACATAGGTGCGATTGTACAGATTTGGTCAATCGTTCTATTATCAGATACAACCACCCAAGGTCTACGACCATACTCAGCATAATCAGAACGATTATATTTAGTAGTATTGAATTGTTTTTTATCTTTTGACTCATCAATATTGTAAATGAATACCATCCCTTTTAGTACTCGTGTATATTCAGATGTATTAATTGTGTTTGTAATAGTGTTGTTATCCATTTTAATCTTCTCCGTTAATTTTATCATAGTGTACATTAATTAAATTGCCGTCTTCGTCAAAATCTTCAACATACAATTCATTAGGTTTATTAGTACGGAACATCATACTGTAACCATTCCCTACTTCATTTCTGAAAATGTAAATTTCATCTCCTACTACATTTTCAGCAATGTGTAAACCATTCTCTAGTGCTAGAATATCTTCTAGATTTAAAGCACTATCAATTTTGCTTTGTAAATCTTTTTTCATCGACTGATTTACCTCCTTTGTAAAATTACCACACTTACTAACAATACTAAAGGGTACATTCATATATTACCATATATGTAAAGAAATGTAAAGTCTATAAATAAAAATAGAGGTTAAGACTACTTCTTATAGTCTTAACCTCTAATATAATATTCTAATATAATAAGCGATTATTCACCTTATCATACATTACTAATTTTCCACTACCATTAGCATAATAAGGAGATAAGTTCCCATGCTCATCACCTATATACACTAAATTTGTTCGAGTATCATATAATAATACATATCCATCTACTCGACCAATCCGCTCAAACACATTAAGTGAAATCTCACCATCAACAACTTTTGACTCTATATTGTATAACTCTAAGTCACCTGACCTAATTTTATAATGAAGATATGCATCCATAACCAATGAATACACCATAGATACAAATGCTAATATTAAAAACAGAATAACTAAAATTCTTGTAAAAGACGGCTTATATGTGAACTTCATAATATTACCCCCCATATCAATAATATTTCATGATGTAATCGTCAAACTTCATTTTAGTTGTTGTATCAACAATAGCATAAGCATTTTCAATCCACGGATAATCCTCAGGTAACCAAGCGTAACCACTATCTCCCCAATCATTACCCCATGAGTTTAATAATCTCCAATGGAATTTATTGTTAATATAAGACCAACCAGTGATAGTTACTGCATGACCGCCATAATTTACTAAATCCCTAGTAGAATCATACTTAACAATACCATCACTACCTACATCATAGAAACTATCAAAAATAGGTATGCCTGTAATTATAGCCTTAGTAGTTACAATAGCTACTTGTATCTCACGTCTAGAACTACACACATAATAAGAGTCTATTTTAAATTCATCTGCCTTTGTGCGTAGAGAATCCATATTACTCTCTACAAGACTTAAAGCCTCATTTGTTGTATAAAAACCAGGCAAGTCATTATACAACACAGAACCAATATCTGTGCCACCTTTTAAGCATGTACGTAAATACATACCTTCAAAGTTCTCTTCTTTAGGTCTAAGACCATAATTAAAAGCTGGAGATAAAGGTAATGTCAATGACGATTGACTATTATCTGACTCCTGTAAATACCTAACTGCACTATAAGAGCAAGCACAACACATCTGTGAAGAGCCTTGATTGTATACAAAAGGAAAAGTATCACTCTGATACTCATAAGGAATATTAACAGAACCTAACCTTAATAAGTCCTTGAACTTGTAATCTCTACTATCATAAGGAGATACTAAAAGACCACTACCTAGATTCGCATTTACCAATGTAAACTACCCCCAACTATACTAAAACCTCTACATCAATCCTACTTATTCGTTTCAACGTATCTTGCAAGTATAGTTTATTTACAATGTCTTTACTTTCTAACCGTAAATACTCTTCTGTTTCTCTATAAATAGTATAGCTGTATCCATCATGATACACACTACTTTGTACAATGATATCAAATTCCGTGTAATAATCTTTTAAATTTTCATCTCGATATCTAATATGCTTACCAATAATAACACCTTTAACAGTCTTATATGAACCCTCAAACCGTAAAGGCTTTTTAATAGTAACCACATCCCCAATGTCAAAGACACCATCCCTAATATTTGTCAATGTTGTTGACAACTTAGTACGTATCTCTTCATAGGTATTATTTTTTAATATATCATCTAAGGAATCTACCTTAAAGATTTTAACTAAATCAGAATCAGTATAATATGAAGCATACCCTCTTATTAGCATTACTTTATTGCTGTAATCTACAGCATCTGACAATATGCTACCCATAGTAATATAACCCCTCTAATTAATCACTAATCTTTGTAACGTCAGATACAGATACTTCATATACCTCACGCTCTAAAGTAGAACCATCTTCAAATTTCTTAGTGTATACCCTTGACTGAATCCTACCACAAAATTCAATCTCCGTACCTACACCCATTTTTGACACATACCTAGCATTTCTACCCCACACAACACATGGTATGTAATCAGATTTATTATATAACCTATTTACAGATAAAATCACATCTGAAATCTCCCTACCACCAGGAGTCTTTCTATGTACTACCTCTTTACAGATAAACCCATGTAATGCAATCTTATTTGTAAAATCATCTGCAGAATCTAATACTTCAATCTCTTTAGTAAATAAGAATAAACGTAAAGAAATCTTTCCAGTATCAGTATTATGCTCATTAAAAGACCTAAATTGTCCTTCTACAGAAACAATAGAGTCTACTTGTATTTTATTTACGTTAAATACCCTATCAGATATTTCAACTTTGATAATATCTGATGCACTGCTATTTAACCTAGGAACTCTCACAGAGAATTCATAGAAATCCTCACCATGTGTGCTATGATGAATCTCTGGACTACTAACCACATACCCTACAATCTTAGCTGTATTTGTTGCATTGTTAGTAACATCTGAGATAACGCAACTCATATATGTTACTTCCCCTTTTGTACTCTAATAAAATCTATTAATATAATTTCTTATATCGTATGTTCGCTAAGACTATATATAACTAACTGACTATCCTTCTAAAGTACCTAAGTCAATGACAGCATCAATATCAATGGTCTCACCATCAAAATTATCATCAATTTTACCATAGTGAATCACAGAATCATGTAACAAATCCCATGTAGAAATATCATCCCAAAAGATATTACCTTCTTCATTCCTTACAGCTACATTTGTTTCATCTTCATAAGGACGAATCTCCACTACTTCGCCTATAAAAGAAACAAATGTATTATGCTCAACTCTGTCTCCGACTTTTAACATACTATACCCCTATTCTGAATATATTAGCTTATTCTTATATTCAAGTAACTCACCTAAAGTAATGTTATATAAAGACCTCATATCTTTCATATGAAAACAATCTTTATATTTAGAAAAGAAAGACCTATCCTCTACATAAGATAAACCGTAGTAACGTAACGTACCCTTTAAGTTCATCTTATTACCTAACATATCTACTTGTTCAATAGCATCTTTAATTGTATACTTACTATCTAATTTAACATTTCTATCTCTAGCAACCACTAAGCACATCATAATACATCTTCCCCTTCTCTTATATAAAAAAGAGTGTACGTAAAATGTACACTCTCTAATCATTTTATTATATTCTTATAATTCTTTGTAACCACTACTAGCTAATACACCAGAATATAATTTCATATGTTCTAGTAACATTGCATCTATACGCTTTTTAATAGAAGAGCGTAATTTCTTAGCTAATTTTTCCTTAGCTAATTCTTTACCAATGTTGACATCAAACACATCACTTTCTTGACAACGTGCTTTTGCCTTATAAGTACTTTTCATTTTAATTCGCTCATAAAAATTAAAAGAATAATCACTTAATGTTACTTGTGATTTATCTTTTGCTAACTTATCAAAAGCATTCACAGCTAGAAATTCACATCGAGTATTATAGGCAGTAACTACTTTCTGCTTTTCATCAACCTTAATAATAACAGGGACAGTAAATCCCTTAAAAATCGTAATTCTTTCCATCTTTTGTACCTCATGTATAACACAATATAATAATGGTGCCTGTAGTAGGATTTGAACCTACAAGAGTGTTACCTCAACAGATTCTAAATCTGCCGTGTTTTCCAATTTCACCATACAGGCATGTATGCATACTTTTTGAAGAAGTATGCAAAACTTATTTGGTACTCCCTGCTGTAGTCGAAACAGCATTAAGCCATTATAAGTGACTCGTTTTAACCATTAAACTAAGGGAGTATGTTGGTGACCCTAGACAGACTCCTGGCACCACCCCAATCACAAACGTGATGAGATTTTCCACCCAATAGTTTCATAATGTAAAACATAAGCTTACACACTATGACAGCAGACTATCCCCATATGCCCTACGGTTCTATATATTGAAATTATACTAATCGTAACCCTTCATGCAAAATATTAGTCGATGCATTAATATCTCTATCATGAATTGTTCCACAATTAGGACAATTCCATTCTCTTACATTGAGATTTTTAACATCTAAATTTTTATATCCACAATTAGAACAAATCTGTGATGATGCAAAATATATACTTATCTGTACAAATTTCTTACCATACCACAAACATTTATACTCTAATTGTCTACAAAACTCATACCAACTAACATCACTTATTGATTTAGCTAACTTATGATTTTTCACCATATTCTTAATCTGTAAAGTTTCTGCACAAATAATATCATAATTCTTTACTAAATATAATGATATCTTGTGTAGATAATCTTTCCGACAGTTAGTAATATACTCATGAAATTTAGCTAATTTCAATCTAGCTTTTTCATAATTTTTAGAACCATAAATCTTGCGACTCAAAGACTTTTGAAGTAGTCTAATTCGCTTTTCATTATGAACTAAAAATTCAGGATTCTCAAATTTAGTCCCATCATTCAAGATACAGAAATCTTTTAATCCCAAATCAACACCACAATTTTGATTGGTTTTCTCAAAAGTTGCGATATCAACCTCAGCTGAAATACTAACAAAATATTTCCCACTAAATGTCTTAGATAATGTGATATTATTGATTTTGGTCAAACCTTTAAAATTACTTTTATCTCTAAATCTTATCCATCCAACCTTAGGAATCTTGACTCTCCTTGAATCTATATCTAAATGAATATTCTTATAAGTACGATAGGAGTTTTTACCTTGTTTTTTAGATTTAAACTTAGGATACCCATTCCCTTTGAAGAACTTTTGATACGCAACATCTAAATCTTTAAGACATTGCACTAAAGCTACAGCATCAGCATCTTTAAGCCATTCTCTATGTCTTTTAAGTTCTGTAAGAACCTTACACATACTATGAAAACTTAAAGTGATATTGAAGTTTTCATACAATTTAAGTTTTAAATTCAACATATAATTGTACACATATCTTGTACATCCAAATGTCTTATCAATCAAAATTTGTTGTTCTTTATTAGGATAAATCCTAACTTTAAATGCTTTATTCACAAGGTACACCCCCTTTCGTACAATAATGGTGACCCTAACTGGAGTCGAACCAGTGACACATGGTTTAGGAAACCATTGCTCTATCCACCTGAGCTATAGAGTCATATTTGGCGGAGAGAGTGAGATTTGAACTCACGGTGGAAATATACTCCCACTCTTCCTTAGCAGGGAAGTGCAATAAACCACTCTGCCATCTCTCCATATGTAAATTGGCAGGTCTTAAAAGAATCGAACTCTTGTTTCTAGATTTGGAGTCTAGCGTGTTACCACTACACTAAAGACCTATGGCGGAAAGGAGAGGATTCGAACCTCCGTCACATCTCTGTGAAACGGTTTTCAAGACCGTCACCATAAACCACTCGGACACCTTTCCATATAGTAGTTTTCAGAATAGCTAGTGAAATCTAGGTAACTACAAAACCTTGATAAAGTTTAATCCAACAAGTACAGTATTAATAGTTTTATCTAAAAACGTAAATACAAATACAAATACAAACTAGCTTATTGTGATTATATCTCGTTCCACAACCACATATATAATTATACATGATGAATTAAGTTTTGTAAAGTATTAATTAATATCTCCACCAGTAACTTGTAAACGCTCTTCATTTACAGTAGAGATATACTTAGAATATAAGAATGTATTCTCATCTTTAAATTGTTTGGAATTAAATCTATCTTTAGAAATAGATTGTAACTTGACAACATAACCCCCAATGATACATTCTTCTTTACCACTATCCCTAAGAATATCTTTCAATTCTTTATTTAATTCTTTTACCTCAGCATCAAGAATAGAAATTTTATTTTTTAAATCTTTATATTTCTTTACTTTAGCTAGCAGTTCTTTTTCATCCATAGTATCTTTCCCTTTCGTAATTAAAATTACTTCTTCGTAGGTATTTCTATTTTTATATCTGTCTTTTTATCTTTATTCGTAGAGTAACTGAAAGAACCAATCTCTGAGTCTAACTTAGCCTCTACATCATGTTTTAAGACATCATACTCAACAGACGTACTTACACCATCTTTTGTAACTACATTTTCTAATCCAACTTTAAAGTCTTTTCCTTCTTTGTCGTCTGAAAATGTTGCAGTAAATTTCATATCATTACTGTTATCCATAATATACCACCAACACTAAATTAAGTCAACTTAATATTACAAAATGTTACAGTTATTTACTACTGCAATAAGAAGAGTTATTCCCAAATAATTTGAACTGTTCTTTCTCCAAATCTATAATTCTCTCTTTTAAGGAATCTATCTCTTTAAGAATACAACAAATCTCCTCATTAATTTGATTATATCTATCAACCCCAGTAGAAGAATCTTCAATAGATTTATAATAATCAAATATCTTATCTAAAGAAACGTCTTTAAAAATATCCCTACTAAACGGAAAATCACCAATGTATATGTTCATAACAAAATCACCACCTCTGTAATAAATTGTACCACACTTTACAAAATATTACAAATAAAAAGAGGTGTGATATAAAACCACACCTCAAATAGAAGAATCTTAATGTTCTTCACTAGATAAGTAGATACCACTTTTAGTAGTAACTTGACTAGCTTCCAACTTAGCGGCTTCTTCTACAATTTTTTCAATCCTAGCAACAGCTTCTGTAGCATATTTTTTAACTTCAGGCTGAGTAGAATGACGTGCTAATTGAGTTAAACGATACAAAGAGAATTTATCGCCTTGTTCAGCATGTTTCACCAACTCAGTCCAAGTCCAATCGATACCAACATTACTATCAACATTAGTACCTAAGAAACCCAATAACCTATTCATTTCTCTATCCATACTATAATAACCTCTAGAAATTACTAAAAACTGATTATGAAAATATATCACCTAAAGCTATATATAAAGGACTGAAAATACTTATATTAAATTAAAAAGCCTTCTTTAAAGTGAATGCACTTACTGTATCATTATCTAAAGCAATACCATCAAGACTTAAACGTAATGTAGCCACATCAAACCCATTAAATGTACTTAATACTTGTTTAATAGCATTAGCACTCATAGAGATTGAACCAATATCAAAAATACCACTTACATCTAAAGCATCAAGTTTAATAGTAGAATTCCCCCTACGAGAAATAATCTCAATGTTAACAGTATCTTTAAATGTAATATTAATATCGCCTGTAGTCTCAGGTAGATTACATGCTAAATCAATGATTTTACGTAAATGGTCTAATGATACATCACATTTATTATCTACAACCATACGACCATACACAGACTGCTGAATAGAATTATCTTCTAAAGCAAAAGCCTCTGTCTTGAATACAAATGTATCGCCACAATATAAATCCCCTTTGGTATTAAGAGAAATATTATCACCACTATCAGAGTTAGCTAATAAAGCTAACAACTTACAATCAGCTAGATGTAGTCTAAAACCACTACCAAAATTATCATCACATGTTAATTTAGCCATGTTATTATAAGACTCTACAGTAATTGTATTATCTTTAAATGATAAGAAACGACTCCTACCACCAGCTGTCTGAGAGTAATTAAACAATCTCTTAATATAAGAAATTAAATTCTCCCTATTAGAAGTGTGATTATAAGTAGCATCATAAGTATGATTGAAACGTGATTCGTCTGAGTTATAATTATCTACCCTAACCTCACCACCATGTACTGCGATAGTATATTCTTTAGTTACACCACCATCTGACTCTTTTGTACGTTCAATTACAGTAAACACATTACCACATAATTTTACAATACGTGCTAAAGAACCAGAGGATAAACAAATAAAATCTGTAATAAATTTATCGCTATTCAAAGGTTTAACAAACTTAGAAATATTGCGTTTGTTATCAGATAACATAAATTTAACATTACCTTCTTCCACCTTGAATGTAATTAATTTACCTTCATAAGAGTTTTCGCCACCAGACTTTAATACATTAGAAATATTTAGAATTGTATTAATTTCTTTGGTAGGAATAGAGATATGTATCTCTTCTGAAAACTCATCAATAAATGAATCTTCTACACCACTATCAGTATTATCATCTAACCCTAAAACTGTTTCAAATTCATTAACTTCATCTAACATCATATCTTCGCTCATCTTTTGTACCCCTTACTAAACGATAATCTTCTTATTACCAACTTTTACACGATTATAACATTCAACAGCTTTATCATGTGTAATAACACCATCTTTTAATAACTCTGTATAATGCTTCGCTACCCATATAGGCTCATAATTAAAGTAGTCTTTTTTTCTAGTGTAAAACTCTCCATCATCACCTTTTTGAGTGCCACTCATAACACGTAATAAGTATTTATCTTCCTTAACAATATAAAAACCACAATCATTAAGAAATTCTTCAGTATACTCTTTGATATTATCTACCTTTTCAAAGATATTAATAGCAAAAGTACCATCTAACTTTAACGCATTACAACTGTTATAAATTGTATCCCTATAAAACCCATCTACCCATGAATCATACGTATTGAATTTAACATATGATTGTGTATCAGATTTTGAATATTTTTCTGTATCAAAATATGGTGGTGAAGTAAAGCTAATATCAAAATAATTCTCATATTGAGGATAATTATCTATAGTAAAATCCTCAGAGCCAATTCTATTAACATATGCTTTCTTAGTTAAGCCAAAACGCATCTGCATGAATTCAATAAATTTATTACAACTATCAGCAGTATTAGGGTCTATACCTACATACTCCGTAGTATTCTTAGCAGTAAAGAAACCCAATAACCTACCACCAAAACCACTTGATGTATCTAACACTTTACAATTATCTTTTCCATATAACTCGTATACAGTTTTAGCAGTAGCGGGTCTGAAATTTGAACACACACCAGCACCAACAAAAGCGAACATGCTTCTCATATCATTAGGAGATTTACCATATTTTAATAACTTCCTAACATACCTTGTGAATGCCTTATCTGACTTCTTACAGAAATCACGCATACAACAACCCTTAACTTTATCAACTTCCTCTAATTCTGGAAAGAAAGTCTGTAGAACTGAAACACCAAAACTACATATACCAAAGTTGCCATCTGAGTATATATCAGAAATATTTAGTGACATTAATGAATTTACGTTATATAACATGTAATCATCATTATAAATTAACCTAGCTACCTCATAATTTTTATCTAAAATCCATTTCTTGACAATAGACTCTAAATGCAATCTCTCATCATCGCTAGTGTTAGTGTCTTGATATCGCATGAATATATCATACCCATGATTTATTTGAAAATCTTCAAATAAATATGTATATTGATTTTCTAACTTAAAAGCCATATAACCCTAAACCTCACTGATATATTTTAACAGTAACTCTCTGCAGTCATTAGGTAACTTTTCATCACCCATGATAATATTATAAATCCTATCAGAATCCGTCTCAGTAGTATCTACTAATTTATCTGCTAGGTTAGATAGTACATCTTGTAACGCATTCATACTACTAAATGTTTTCTTATTTAAAATATACTCACTAGCAACATCTTTATAATCTCTATGAGCAATTTCAATCCGTCTAACTTCCTTAGGATTCTTTATATCATCTATAACAACGAAATTAGGCTTTCTTGTAAAATTATAGTTATGAGAAGTGCCTCTAAGAACAGAACCATGCCTAACTATCTTTGTCGAACCTACAACGACATCATTATAATCTTCATGGTCATGCCCCAATACTACTAAATCATACCCTAAATCTAGTATATTAGTATCTGTTAAGTTGTGCTTTTCGTCTGAAAGAAAACCACTTTTCCCATAGAACATATGTGCTAATAATATGTTTTTATTAAAAGAATTATCAGCCTTAATAGGATATTCAGTATAATCAACTGCAGTCAATAATACTGTATCATTGATAATAACCCTAGTATCCAAATTAATATGTTCTAAGACACCCAACTTAAATAAAATCTGAATAGGACTTTTATCTAAATTTTCTAAGGAGTTCCTAACTATATCATGATTACCTAAGATAGAGAAACACCTCATGCCTTCTTGCTTAAAACGTAATAAGATGTCAGCTAACATTGTAATAGGTTCAAACGGACATTGAACCCTATTAACAACATCACCCTCAAAAAATACATACTTAACATTTTCAGCAATACATTTATTAAAGATATCTACTAACTTATCTTTAAGAGTTGTAATGATATCATCAACACGTGAGTCAGGCATTTTGCTATCTACATGAACGTCTGAAATAAATGCAATCTTCTCACCTTCATTTAACTTTAATCGTATATCACTCACCTAACTCACCACCCCTCAACAACTTAGTATTTCCTTTAGATACTTCATAATGACGTACAGCATAAGAAGTGAATCTATCGTCATGTGTAATCAAAAGAATTTTCAGTCCATTCTTCTCAGCCATCTGATTAATTAATTCCATGAAATTTGGAATGTACTGACTAGATAGCTGACTTAGACCTTCATCAATAAACAATACAGGTTCTAACCTATAATGTGTAATGAAAGCGATTTGTGATAAACAACCAACAACAGTACGAATACCACCACCACAATTTTTAATGTCAGGGTCTAGTTTTACACCACTTTCATCATCATATACTAAATGAATTGTAGCCTTAGAATTTTCTGATACCCTAATCTCAATAGAGTAATTACAATCATCAAAGATAGATTTAACACCAAAATCAAGAATATTATTCAAATGTTTAATGAACTTACCAGACTCTTCTTTAACTAAGACATCTAAGTAATTAAATGAAAACTCACTTAGATTTTTTAAGTTATTTAATTCTTTTAAAGACTCTGATTTAGTGTTGATTAAATGAGTCATATTATCTATATCTTTCCTAGCACTATCTATCATAGCTTTATGTTCAATGACTCTACGTACAATAGATAAATCAGACATATTACTCACCATCTTTATCTAGATACTCAGATAATTTTGTATTCAAATCATTTAACTTAGTATCTAAATCCTCTCTCATTTGAGAGATATATACTCTAGCGTCTTCAATCGTATCTTTATCTGTTAATTCAAATAATTTCTTAACAGCTTTATTATAAGCTTCCTCTGCAGATTTTAGTTGTTCTTCAGTCCTAATTAATTCATCTTTTAAAGACTGATTTATTTTCTCTACACTACTAAACTTAGCCTTTACTTCTTCTAATGTAGCCATCTATAAAAAATCCCTTCCACAATAAGGACAATACCCTATCTCTTCCTTCAACTGTTTAAATTCTTTATCACTATCTAACACTTTAGATTTTAACTCTTCTACCTTAGCTTTATATCTGCTGAAGATATCATTAGCATTAATAAAATCTTTTAAACTAGACTCCATTATATCCAACTTAGCATAATTAGAATCCATTGAAGAGATAGTGTTTAACATTTCCTCAGTATCACCAACTACAGAATCTTGTATCTGTGTAACCCTATTACTCAATGTATTTTTTGCATTAATAATAGTATCTATTTCAGATAAAACACTATTAGCAATACTTATTGTACTACTAATAGAATCTATGCTGTTAACTGTATCAGAACACTCAGATAAAAAACTAGAACCATTATCTATATTACTCTTTGTAGTATTAACAATAATAGAAAGAGTAGAAACACTCAATGAACCACTATCAATATCACTAATAACAGTATCTAAAGAGTTTAATGTATTATGTAATGATTCTATAATACCATAAGTACTAGAAACAGTATCCATATCAATATTTGATAACTTACTTGTTAAGTGAGATTTACGAGTACTTAACTTATTGATTAATAAGTATAAATCATCAATCTCACTTAAAATAGATGAAGATTCATCATATACCTTACTCTTACTATCTACGTCTAAAGCGTCATGATATACAGTATCAAAACCATCATTCTTATCTAAGAAGTCTTTCTTATCATTAATTAAAGACTTATATGTATTAATCTCTGTCGTTATAGTATTAATATCAGAATTAATTACTCTAACATCACTACCTAAAGCCTTTAAAACCCTAGCATAGTTATCACAAGAACTTAATGATAAGAATTCATATAACTGACCTGAGGTCTTATCCATAAGAAAAGGTTTATCATTTTGATACCAAAAATTAATCTTCATTTTAGTACCATTATTCATTTTGACCTCACGTATATTAAACATACGTGAAACCTCTTCTAACTGACCACGACCAACCTTCTTTTGAACAGTACCATCATCAAACTGATACGCAGTCTTTTCATTCTTACCTACATTATCCCTAGCCATGAGCATACTATGAGTATCATTAACTATTTTGATACCATAATACCGTTGACCACCTCTGACCATAGCATCATCGCCCAAGTTAAATAATGCAGAATCTATAGCACGAATAATAGCACTTTTACCATTATTTGTAGCACCTGTAATTACAGTAATGCCAGGAGTTAATTCGATATAAGCCTTCTTTAAAGACTGAAAATCCTTAATGTCTACTGTTAATTTATTTGACATTATTCCTCACCACTATCCTCAGATGGTTCATCAAACACCTCAGTACCATCAAAGACTTCTTCGTCATAAGATTCATCAACTAAATCTACAGTACTTGCTTCATTAAGCAATAAGCGATAACCACCCTCTGACTCAATAAAGTCTTTTACAATACTCCGATTAGCATTAATCCATTCAATAACACCATTCATACCTTGTACTTTAGGAGCATCCCCTAACTTAATTGTGTACCATGCACCACTTTTAACAATCTTACCACGTTGCTCTAAGAAGTCATAATAAGCATACTCATTAGAAATCCCTTTACCAAAAATAATTGCTAATTTTAATGGAATCTCTGGACGTTCATAACGATTCTTAACTGCTTTAATTTCACAAATAGCACCAAAAGGAACTTTTTGCTCACCAACTGCAGTCTGCTCAGTACGTTCTAATGTGCCTTTATAAGCCTTCTTCATTGTCAAACGAATATCAGGGTAGAATTTTAAAGCCTTACCACCAGCTTCAACCTCTGAAGTCTGTTGACCATAGCCCATAGCAATCTTAGTACGTAATTGATTTACGATAATCCAAGAAGTGCCAGCACGTGTGCTAGTTGATTTATGACGTTTTAAGAACGTAGACATAACTCTACTATCAATGCCAGGAAGTACATCCTCTGAAGAAGAATCCTTAACCTTTTCAGTTAAAATAGCTGTAGCTGAATCAATAACTACTAAATCTACATCTTCAACCAACTCATCTAGAATCTTATCTGCTTCCCTAAATGTTTGAATTTGGAACAAGAAAAAGTTCCCATCAGGATTGGTATTAGCATCATATCTAAACTTAACTAACCCCATAGAGTTTAATTGTGCTAAGTTAACACCACTTTCAAAATCTAGGTATAATACTTTTTTATTCTGAATACAATATGCTTTACTTACATGCAATGCCCCAGTAGACTTACCTAAACCACTATCTGATGACAATAAGATAAATACTCCCTTAGGAATACCCCCACCTAAAATAGAATCTAGTACAACTGAACCACTCTTAACAAACTCAGGGGCATCTAAGGAATGATACTCACTAGATAACTTTTGTACACGTTTTGCGAACTCACTTACAGTTGATTTTTCTTTTTTAACAGCCATTATCTTATCTGCTCCTCAACAATTTCTCACCTTCATGAGATAAGCCTATTACCTCACTTTTTACCCTACTAGCAAGACCATTAATATCTAATTTAGTTATCATTCTTAGTAAAAAGATAAATGACTCAGCTTTATCATTATTCAACCTACCCTTTGAAACTCTCCCTTTAGGGGATATGCTATCTGGGATATGAACATTGAAACTATCAGATAATACGTCTTCAATAAAATATTTTACTAAAGCAGTACTCTCACTCTTCTTATAACCACGTCTACCATGAACCTTAGTTAAAAAAGACGGAGATAAAATATATAAATCCGTTATAGTACTATAATGCTCAAATATATTATTTAGAATTGTATAATCCAATGCATATAAACCAGCAGAAAAATTCCCAACAGGAGGTGGAATCTCTGAAATCACAACATCTATAGAAAGATTATTTTCACTAAGATATGTATCTAATTTATTCTTTAACTGATACCACTGAACATGAACGGCATCAAATATCTTCTCAAACCCAATAGAAGTGCCTAACGGATATGATACAGTATCAATAAATACATTCTTAGAAACGCTATCATATAAACTAAAAGATAAAGCCTTGAAACTAGGGTCTATAGCTAGAATAACCATATATTTATAAAAATAGAGGTACATCACCAAATTAAGTTGTTACGTACCTCTATTTCCCCCTTATGTATTAATTACCTATTATTTAAAGAAATCATCGAAATTGCTTGAAGAATTGCCAAAACCACCAAAGGAGTTTTCACTACCACCAAAACCTTTGTTCATATCATCTGACGGTTTAGCACCAAATGTAGCTTCATCATAGATTTTAATAAATGTAGCTTCATCTACACTACGTGCCAATGCTCTATATGCTTCACTAGCAGATTCTTGCCATTTATTATTCAAGAATTCAACAGCCTTAGCAGATTTTCTCCAACTAGCCTCACCAGTAGGAATAAGTGTTAATTTTTGATATTTTTCATCTGTACAGTTTACAGACAAATCAACATGAGTAATACCACCTAAGCTACGTACAGTACCAGTATTAGCAATCATGCCAATATTTTGATATAATTCATTGCCCATAGAAAGAACTTTCAACTCAATATTACTTGATGCAGGGTCACCATTTTTAGTAGTGTCATATACACAAACTGGTACAATATAACGTACAGCAGGGTCACCCATTAATTGACAACATTTACCACCTGTACACAAATAAGAACCTTTCCCCTCAATGTAATGATATTTGATAGGAAGAACTTGCTCAGAAATGATAGAAATTCTATCAATATTACCTTGTTTAGCTTTATATTTTTCAATAGGCACACGTTGAATCCTATCACCAAAAGAAATAGGTTTAATACCCAACTCACCTAATGTTTGAGAACCTACACCATCAAGACTAATTACAAAACTTTCTGGTGTTGCAATGCTAGTCGTAGTAGCAGTTGCTACCTCATTCTTAACAGGCTCAGCTTGTGCCTCTGCAACCTCATTGTTTGAACTAAACATAGCGTCAAAATTTTCAATCTCAGACATAATTATTCTCCTTCTTGGAAATAAAAAATATATTGTAATAGTGCATATCACTAAATACCTAAGTTAATAATCTAAATCATCTACATTTACAGTAGGAACATCATCATATGTATCATAACTTGTATATGTATCATATGTAGGTATATCACTACTAATAGGATTGTTTGAGGTTAAATCAACCCCCTCTAAACTAAATGTATTTGATTTACTAGAATACTCTTTCACAGAGTTTACTTTAGGAGTTGCATCAACATGCGATACCTTAGTAGGCTCTATTTTAAACCCTAAATCAAAACGATTTGACTCATAAACTGTAGCAGTTACGTTATTATGACTCACATTATTTTGAGCCTTAACACCTTTTCTACGAGTCGTAACATCCAACTGATTTTTTACATCACTACTCATTTTACCTAGTACTTTAGTGTAAATGCCTAATGAAGTAAAAACAGATAAGTCCTTGATTGAGTTCCTTAATACACTTCTATCTACATCTGATAAAGCATAATCAGGATTATCTCGCATCATAACAATAAGTCTACAAAAGTTCTGTAGAGCATTATCATTTGGAAAATACTCTTTCAACTCTTGAACTAATCTGTCCTTGAAAACATCCTCTTCCATAAATCTCCTTTCCAATATAACACATGAAATTATTCACTAATAAACCTAACAGCATTAATAGTATTAAGTTTATTATTAGCATTTTTTATTAAGTCAGAAATCTGAAACTTATGTTCATTAAATTCATCATAGTACCTAGATACTTTAGATTTTAAATTAGCTACTAGCTGATAATCAGATTTTGTAGTTACCTGTAAATTCTTCATCTCAGATAAATTCTTATTAACTACACTAATGCGTAACTTTAAATCATTTAATACATCAATAGTACGTATTAATCTTTCTGATACCTCATATTGTAATTTAGGACTACGATATAAAGCCTCATATGTAGGTAAATCTATGATTCGCTTGTTTTCCACAAGATATGAATCATAGACATTATAAATTCTATCTTGTAAATCTTTAGCTACTTTATTCATTTCTAATTCAATCTCAAGAATAGACATTATACTATATTCCCTTTACCTAACTGCATTAATAACCATAAAGTCCTATATTCCCTATCTGTATCATTTTTACACTCCATTGTGTAAACTCTTTGAATAATAGGTACTATCAATTTATCATAAGACTTATTAAAGTCCACTAATAATCTAAGATACTTAGAACTATTGACAACAACATCTTCCAAATTTCTAGACTTTTCTAAAAATGATAATACACCACTAAATATTACGCTATCAGAATAAGACTCACGTAATTCTAAATATACTTTTAAAATTTCATGACGAGTCTTACCCAACACACAATATAAATCCCATAAAGATATATCTACATTGTCAATTTTTGACCTACCTAAAAACCAAAAAGTTTTAAAATACTTAATGAAATCATAGTCAGACATAGAATTTAATGTAGAATATACCTTCTCACTAGGCTCTTTATTAAACTTACCATATAGTACTTTAATAGCAGAATCTCTAATTGTCAAATCAATATCTTGAATTCCAATATTATTAATTGCTATGAAACTTCTTGTGTTTTCCTTTAAAGAAGAAACAACACTCGAATTTACTTTCCCTACAAAAATAATATCCCTATTGCCATCTAAGATATTAAATTCTGTGCGTAATTCATAATTAGGGTACATGAAACACACTAAATCAAGATAATTTATACCTTCCTTAGTATCTTCAACTTTAACCACCTTATTAATTAAGCTATAATCGCTCATACACATCACCGTATCTTAGTACCAACCATGATATTAATTAAACGACTATTATTATATCCATACTTATCACCAGCCTGTTGCTTGATAGAGTATAGACTAGGACACATATTAGCCATTACCTGTACTTCTTCAAACGCAGTCATCTTCTCTTCCCTAGTAGAATTCTTTTCATTAATATATGAAATAGTATCTGCTACACTAGAAAAGTTTAGGTTTTTAACAACATCCCATCTCTTAACTATTATCTTCATTCTAGACATGATAATTGGTGAGATTTTATCGCCATAAGACAATATAATAATAGGAAGTTTAGACTCTTCTATAAACTTTAATAAAGAGTTCTGTCCAACATGTGATAGATAGCCAATGCCATCTAATACTAAGAATTTACTGTTAATATTAGAAATACCATCATAAGAGTCAATAAGATACCTAACATCATCTAATGTGTAGACACGTTCTATTGTATCTTTATATACCTTCTTAAACTCAGTTACATACTTACCTATCAACAAACAAGGACACATTTCTACATGTTCTAATAGCTTTTCTATGAACACATTCATATCTAACTTATTGTAATCCATAAAACACCCATTAAACATTAGATAATAAAATCTTAACACTATTTTTACTTAAAATCAAGTATAATTTATAGCACTTGTGATTTTAAAAATTCTTCTTTTAAAATACAAGCATCTTTTAATTTATCATACCTAAAACCAATAAATACACAATGAGCGAACCTACCATTTTTAGTAATCTGTTGCCCATCTATCTCTACAACCTTACCATAATATTCTGGTTTAAGTACTGTCTTGCCATCAACTACAGTACCCATGTTCTTACGCATGTCTAAATTAAAACCACCAAACTTACCAATCTCTCTGACTTCTTGTGAACCATCTTCTTTTTCCACATATACAGAAACACAGATAGAACCTATCATGTTTTCAAATGCAGAACCTTTATTACCTAACTCATACCCAGTAATAAAAGCATCGATTGTATCACCAAAAGAGAAAGTAATGTCACCACTCAAATCATCTAAAGTATCAAAAGCACTTAATGAAGAGTTAGAATTAAAAGCACTTAAAGAATCAGACAAAGACCTTTTACATTTTACCCAACCTTTGAAATTACGAGTTGTATCAGGAACATATACACCATCTAAGCGTTTAGCTACTGTGCCTTCTAACCCTAAATCAATTAAATGCTTATAAAATTCTTTTTTATTATCTACCACATACTTCACAGGTCTAACATTGAAATTAGCATAATCTAACATTTCAATAATATCAGATAGGTACTCCCTACGTTTAAATAAAGGAGTCTCCATAATCCAATTATTATCGCAATAGATGCAATCAAAAGCATTAAACACCAAATCTAAATCATTAAACTCTTGAATATCTAATGCCCTATCAGTATTAGAACCTAATATAGAAGTAACAGCCTGTAGCTGAGAACTTGTATCTACACCATATCCATCTAGTACAGTACAAATATTAGGGTTATCAGATGTCAACTCACAATCTAAGATAAAAGACTTATTTAATCTATCATACATAAAGTCCTTAGGCAATTTTACCTTATCAGTAAACTCTATAGGTAATAAATCAATATCACTATTGTGCCTACTATATAAATGAATCCCAGTACCATCATTAATAATGAAACACCTTACACCATTTAACTTTTGCTCCATAGACCAATTGTCCGACTCCCATACCTCTTGTTGTTGCTCTTCTTTAAAAGAATCAATCCTACCAGCAAGCATAGGAGATTTTAGATTTAACATTAATTGTAAATGTTTAGGAGTATTATCAACAGAACCATACCTAATAGATAAATTATGTTCACGTATAGGTAGAATATAATCTTCTTTTTTCAAAGACTTACCATCTTCTCTAGGTGAGATATCTAAACCACATTCGTATGACATCTGCTTTAATTCATTTAATGTTCTACCAACACTAATTGCCATTGGAAACAACTCCTCTCAAGTCAGCTAACACAGTAGTATTTGAAGAGATATCATTTCCCATAATCTCACCTATATCCACATTAAGTGATTTACATAGTTTTAGAATTGTAGATACAGATGGGCAAGCCTTAGAATTCTTGCCCAATCTTAAATCTTCAATCCTACAAATCACATCTCTACTAATACCAGTTAAATTAGAGAATTCAGATATTGTTGTTTCTAGTATATTAACACGAATATACCTAACATTCTTACCTAACTGAACTAACTCTAATATATCACACATTAGCAACACCACTCTTAATAAAATTAATCAAAGAGTTCTTATCATAATCATTATCTACTGTATCATTAATTACTTGTAGAACATCATCAACAGAACCGTCTAATTTAATACCAAATCTTGCAAGTTTACCATTCATCAATGCATTTGAAGTAATGAATTCGTACTTGTCATCTACAATATGATAAATATACGTAGATAAACTAGCATTATTTTTATCTAACACCATATTAGACATTCTACGTAAAATAACTAGGCAATCATCAATATCACCAACATCTGATAATAACCAACTAAGAGGTACTTCATTGAACCCCTCAACCTTAGACATGTCCACTAAAGACCACTTATTACCAACATGATAAGCAACATCTAAACGCTCAACAGCATTACCTAACTTCTCATCTTCATAACTAGCTAAATATACTTTAGCTTGATTGAACTCAGCCTTAGTAATATTAAATACCTTTGATGTATCAACATATTTAACTAAATCATTAAGAGTCAAACTATCAAAAATAAACTCTTCCATATTAATCCCCTATAAACATTATGCTAAATCAGGCTCAAAATGATACCCTAACTCTGAATCATCCTCAACCATATGAAAATCATACACCCGACCCATTGACCAACCAACAGATGGGTCAGTAATAATTTCAACGGGCCACTCTGGTAATTTAACAGATTGTGTTTCTTTAATAACTTTTAATGCTCTCATCAATTTAGTAGCACGTATTGTATACCCTATCTCATCATGAATAGCAACCCTCCAAGAAACATCGTTCTTGAACTCTTCATTATTAAAGACTACTTTCCACAATTTAATCATTACCATTTTAAGAATATCACCAGCAACACCTTGTACGCTCGTATTCCCAGCACTACGATTAGCAAAACCTATCTGCCTATTCTCATAATAAGAACGTAACCTACGAGGTCTACCAAAGAATGTCTGTAACATACCTTTTCTCTTAGCACTAGCAATAATTCTATCTTGCCATTGAAATAATGTAGGTAATGCTTTCTTATACTTATTATAGAAGTCTTCAGCTTCTTGTAAAGACTTAAACCCATATCGACTATCAGCATACAATGAATGTGAACTTGCACCATACAAAATAGAAAAGTTCGCATACTTAGCCATTTTACGATAATCCCTGTTGTAATGCTCTTCACCCCAGATAGCTACAGCTGTGTTGCCACAAACAGATGTCTTCCCATTTCTACGTACAAACAATAAAGTACTAGGAACAGCAAAACATACAGACTTAACTGGTCTATCATACTTTATAACATTGGTGTATTTATTTGAACCCCTTACAACTCGTTTCCCCCTAACATAGTATAACCTATACATATTAGCACTATATCTACTAGAAACATCCTTAACATATGTAGAGTATCCTATATTAATAAGAATTAATTGTAACTGTTCAACTAGCTTTTTAGACTGTACTAATAAAGACCTAGAATTTTCTCTACCACCTCTATTATCATGTAAGCCATCGCCATCATACATAGCATCTAGGAATTTAATTAGTAACCTATCACTAAATTGTAGCATCTTACTAGAAAGAACTCTATCTTTCTTTAAGTTCCCACCAATATATTCAATAACAGTATCAAACAACGTTGAACTTGTTAAACTAAATCGATGAAAATTCCCATTTAAAATAGATGTCCTTCCACATATAGTTGTTTCTTTGCCTTTACAATAGTCAACCTCTTCTTTAAAGAGTCCACCAATCCTTCTATTTAAGTCTTGCATCCTAGCTAAAACATCTGACTTAACTTCTGACTGTGAAAAATAAACTGTCTTAGTGCCACAAGCACGTAAACAAGTGCCACCATCTGTAATAACATACCCTAATAACTCAACAAAATCATCTACAGAAATGCTAAACCCATCTTTATGATATGTTGACTTAATATCAATGTTACCACTATCAATAACAGTATCTGAACCTCTTAGTACCTTACTAGACATAGGACTACAAATAGTATGATAGGATTTCTTTTTATACAACTCATCTGCTCGTTTTACATACCAATTATCTCTACCTCTATCATACATACGATGATTAGGAGTAACCAATAAATCAGTATTATTGCCAACAAAGTGATACATTGTATCTGTTTCATTGAAATAAGCATGACCAGCTTTAACAAACTCTAACTCTTTAGTATCTTCGTTGTACTGTGCAATCTCAGTATCAATACCAATATGTTCATATGTTTTCCAACCATCCCTAGTCAAAAACTCAGTATCTAAAGAATAACACCTTTTATGAATATCATCACCATGTACAAATGCATCTACCCAGTTAGGCTCACGACTTAAATTCGCTGCGATTCGTAACTCCTCAGCGGAATAATCAAAGCTAGAATATAAAAATTCATCATCGCTACTATCTTCTAACATCTTAGGAGATATAGCCATACGTAAATTCAAATCATCATCCATACCTTCAACCCAACCAATATATGTAGGGTCTTCAGGTATAATATGTTTTCCTTCTTCATCATAAGAAGAATACACAAACTTATACCCCATAATGATATTATCTTTTTTAGAGAATAAATTTCTATCACCTAAATCAAACACATCTTCCATCTTTACATGAGGCTTAGGCAGGGAGTTATGTGTAATAAAACCATTTACACAATACCTATGAGTAACATCAACATGTATATCATAAACTTCTTCTTTACCAACATATTCTATTGACTTGATTCTTAACCAATGTACATTGAAATTAAAATCATCAACCCTTCCTCGATATAAGTCGAATCTCTTATTAAACTTACACCTATCCACATATGTGGAAGTAGTTCCATCCTTCTTAGTGTAATAAGATAATGAAACATCATCATACAGATTATATTTAATAACATCATCATGTAAACATTTAGGTAATAAAGAATGTATCTTTCCCATTCTAGGTGATTTTAATGTGATTTCACCACTCTCATTAATAACATTTCGTAACTTATACTTAGATGTCACACCAATCTTATTAAATAATTCTAGCTTATTACCTAATAGTAATACTCTAAATGCATTTCTATACTCACCATTGGAACGCTCAACAAGATGAGAATTAATTCCTAAAGAAGTTGCTAATCTAACAACGTCATTTGCCAATGACTCAGAAACAGTGCAATAAGACCACTCATAATGACAAATAGATTTTCCGTCAGAATCCATAAGACCTCTAAATAACATAGACCTACATTCTGAACTTAACCCATACACAATCTTAGGTATTGACTTATTTTCTGCTCTACTTCCTACACCCAAATCATGTAACATGTCACTAATACCAACACTCTTAATGATTATACTATAAAGATTCTTATACTTTACATCATGATTTATCTTCTTAACCCTGTAATGAATTCCAAGTAAATCTAATGTCTCTTTAATATAACTCATTGTATCTAATTCATCAGCATTAAAGATTAATCCAACACTATAGGACTCTTCCTTTGTCTTACCACCATACCAACCATCACCTATAAAATAACCAACAAAATGCCAAAATCTAGGATTATTCAAGTCTATCGTATATTCCTTAGAATAAATCCCACCATAAGGCTTATCCCTCTGTACAGTAGTAATAGTATTATCGTTACTATTAGAAACATCATAAGATTTAGAGTTGAACGCAACTAAGTCACCAACACACAAATCTTTAAGTTCCCTAAAATCACAAGAGTCTGTTGCACTATATAACTGATGCTTATCAGTACACTCTAAAGTCTGACCATTAGAAAATGTAACCCTATACACATCCATAACACCATTCTTATAAGTATTAAGAACTCTTCTAAAAGACTCACCATCCCAAACATCATCACCAACAGAAATGTCCTTAATAAATTTAACACCTCTATCAGTAAATAACTCAGACGAACCAACAACACACTGTGCATTAATGGGAGAGAAGAAAGAATTCTTCCCATCCTTACCACAAGCTAGACGACCTGTATTATGTGTAACAATACCATTAGCTATATACTCATGAACATCTTCTACTTCAATATCATAAACATAATCACCAATATTTAAACATTTCTCAACAGATTCTATATTATTTACATGAATATCATAGAAAGCACTTACTTTATTATTAATGGCTCTATCTCGTCTCATATTATGAACTAGATTTTTGCCAATAACATCTCTAAAGTATCCTCTCCCCCTATCGCCTGTTACTCTAATCTCATATTGTGTTTTATTCCCCACACTAGAAGGACGAATATGTAAAGATGAATTGATTCCTAAAAACAATAACATCTGATGTACGTCTTTTATCATACCACCCTTAATACCTTTAACAGATGGTACAAATAAATTCTTACTTTTCAACAAACAACCATCTGAATCGAATAATCCACACAGATATTCAACCCAAATATCATAACTAGAATTTTTTATATATTCAGATACAGTATCAGACAATTTCTGTCTAACATTAATAGATTTTAAAAATCTAACAATATCAGTTGAAAAGAAACAACAATCAGAACTATTGGAATTAGAACTATGATATAATTTGCCACTCTCAATATTAAAGACCTCAGACATTAATGAAATATAATATTCAATAATTTCTGTTTCTTTTGTATTGAATGCTAATTTAACCCTATCGCTAAGTAAACAACCATCACCATCTAAGAAACCAACTAATCTAGCAAGCTTCTTATTCATAACTTTTGGTATAGTTACTTCCTTACGACCCTCACACACATAATTAGGTAGAGAAATTAAAGTATCTTCATTCTCAATAGAGTGTGAGTTACAAACAACAGTATCACCTACATTAGTACTAGAAATGCCACTCCAACATAAACTTAAATCAGATAAGTTATTACTTGTATTTAACAACACAGGGTGATGACCAGTGCCAATTAATTGAGTACCATTTTTTAGTGTTAGACGATATATTTCATCTGACCACTTCTTATTATTCCAAAGTACCTTTTTATAACCATACTGAGTCCATATTAAATCATTAACTTCTACATCCTTAATAGAAATTAAACCTTTACCTTTAATATACACATAGTTATCCTCAGTTAAACATGGTACTTCTGTTGTCTTATAAGCAAAACGACAATAACCCCTACTCTCATACTCTTTCATTAAAGGCTTAATATAAGAAGATAAAAGTTTTGCTGTCTTCTTATAATTAATATATGATTTTAAAGCAGGGAACTTCTCAACATACTCCTTAGGTAAATCAGCTAGAATCTTAATACCAACAGACATAGTCCCCTTTGAGGTGCGTTCTCCAGTATCAATACCTAACCTTTCAAAAGCTTGTGCTACTTGAACAGGTGAGTTTAAATTAATCTGCCCACCAATCATTGCATATACATCACGTTCCATTTTATCAACACGTTCAGTAGCAACTCTATACAGATTCTTTAGTACATCACCATCTAGCCAAATCTTCTCGTTTTCATAATGCATTAGAGGATATAACATCATATTATCGAACTTAGCAGAGTATTTTCCCTCAGAAAAATATTTGACTGTAGCAGTTGCTAATAAAAATGTACATAAAGCATCTGCGGCGGCATAGAAAACAGTATCTTGATTTTCAGATGGGTTTAGATAGAAGAAAGAACCAGCATTTTCTATTACCTCATCAAAATGTAATTGCTCAATACCCAAGAAATGTAAACTTGACCACTTCAAACTAGGGTATTTTTGATTCGTATCTGCTAACCATACAGGAACAGACACGTCATAATAATCAACCTTCGACATATCGAATTTTACGTACATCCAACGTCTCTTATCTAAATCAGCCTTATTTTCTTTGTACCCATAATATTCCATAATACGAGCATCATATCGCATATTATACATGAAAACCTTTTTAGCTTCGCACATACGCTCATATATGAATTTTACAGATTCTTCGCCTAGATTACCTTCATATTGAAAATGATATACAGGCACATAATATGCCGTCTTACCATCTAAACAAAAAGAATAACCTACTAAATCAATCTCTTCAAAATTTAACCCTGTTGTTTCAGTATCAAAAGACATGTAATAATCTTTTTTATCTTTAAAGATATTTTCTAAATCTTCCATGCTTTCAACAAGTACAAAGTTAAAATTCTTGTACCATGAATCAACCTTAGGAACAGCACCAACCCAATGCTTATAATCCATCTTAGCTTCTTTATTAGCCATAGATAGTCTTTTATTCCTTCCTTTTAAATCTACAGTTAAACATAAGACCTACAAAGTAATCTATTCCACCACCACTCATGAATACATCTGAAATATGTACACATAAGTCTTCGTCTTGTAATAGAAAACTAATAGTCTCACTTATATCCATAGAAACATACCCTACATGATATGTCCCTTTATAACCTTCTACAGACAACATAACTTTAACAGCATTTCTATCATGTATGTTTTCAGGCTCACGTACTAATTCTATCAATACCTTACTTACCATATTCGCATCCATGATTGTCTGCAGTACAGCTTGAGCATTAGACTGAAATGTACTCCCTACTAATTTTAAAGTAAACACACAGTCACTCACATCACATCTCAAGTCTTGTAGTAACTTAGGTATTTCTTTCATCATTTTGAAAAATCCCCCTTTGTGTTTATCCACAACTTAGTCTTAGAAAATAGCATCTTAATAGCGTAACGCTCAGATATTACACCCATTATAGGATTCTCTACAATAATACCCCTTGACCGTAGAGTCTTAGCAAGTTTTAAAAACTTATCACTTGTTGCTAATAGTACAATCTTATTAGTCCCCAAAGATAAACATAGCCGATATAACTCCTCAGAAACAATATGACACCAATCAGTTTTAAGTACTACATTACCTAAAGTGACATCACCATCAAGTATATCATCTTGATATAGTATACCTAAACCTGTTAGGTATACTATATCCATCTCTTCCATATCAGCATACTCAGAAAGTACCTTTAGAAACATTCTGCTATTCACATAGTCTATAACTCGTTTGTTTTGTTTTTTGCTAGTACCCCTAGTATGTATTGGTATTACAGCTAATCCATTCCCTATAATAGATGTCTTCTTAGCCATTAATAGACTCTAATAAGATACATTGATTCACTTCGCCAGTAGATTCATTGACTACTTGATACTTATTAAAGAACTCATCTGAAGAAGAAAATTCTTCCCCTACATTACTAATATCAGATTTAGTAACTTTAACCCTACCATTCGGTAGACGAATTGCAGTAATATTCGCCATTTTAAATTCTCCTTTAAATAAAAAAATAGATGCTGTAGTTTAATTCTATTTCTACACCACCTATTATACTTAATTTTAAGTATCTTTACAATAACTATTTACTTAAAATTCATACTATTTATTCTTGTACTAATGATAGAACCTTATATAAAGCATTTTTATACTGTTCATACGTAACTTTCCCTAACTTAAAAGCAGATAATATATTCTTGTTATAATAATTCCATCCTGTATCTTCTATAACAATGTCTTTAGCCTTCTCATCATACTTACCAATATAGGATAGCCTATCCTCTTTAGACATATTAGACCATATTTTTTTAAATATGAAATTTACATCTTTCCCAAATAGAATCTTTAACGCATGATATGAACTATATACTCGATTTTCAGAAAAACAATACAATAAGTCAGTATCAGAATGATACTTAGCAGATGGCTTCCCTGTGATATCGTCATCATGAAAAGGACAATACATTGTAGAGCCATCAATATAACAACCATACTCACGTAATAAATCACTCAACTTAAAATGACTATTAATTACATCTACCTTAACTAAAGGATTTATCTCACCAACTAAAGTCTTATCAAAATCACTACCACTGGTCTTATCTGTATTAACTAAACTATTGTCTACCTCAGATATATCTAAACCCATATTAAATGAGTTTTCTTTTTTAATCTTTTCTTTATTTTTAAACCCTATACCATCAACGTCAAATAAACCCATAAATTAATCTCCTAAAACAAAAATAGAGGTGTACTTATTTCGTACACCTCTATTATACACTATTTTTTTCGTATGTTAATACCTAATTTCTTAGAATTAGCTACTACATCTTCTACCTCAGAATTAACTTTTTCAATATTATCTTCAATTAGATTAGAAGTATTATTTATAGTATCATCTATTTTTTTACTCGTATCTTCTAAAGTAGAGTTTACTGTATTCTGTACTTCATCACGAGTATGATTAACAACAGAATCAATACTCTTACCTAAGAATAATACTCGAATGCAGTCAATCAATTTATCAATGAAACCCATAAATTACCACCTATATCCCTAATTCCTCAGACAACATTTGAATAGCTTTAGCTTTTTCTTCCCTAAACCTATGATTTAAGTTTTCCCTTAGAGGAGAGTTATTCCACTCTAGAGTCATGCACACATCGTAGATAGATGTAATCAAATCATAATCAAATCGTTTCTCATCTACGAAAGAAAGATTATCTAAGTCTAGATTTAATTTCTCACCCATAATTACTAATGCATCTTCAAACATTTCTACAATATTACCAGTGCCATATTGAATCGCACGTGAAAAAATTACATCCTTCATAGTCTCACTATGATTTTCAATATTAAATAAATGCTCCCTCAACAATTCAACTGAAACATCATAGTACTTATAAATAGCATAACTATGTTGCATGCTATAGAAATTATCATAGTCGTTATTCGCAAAATATGTCCATGCATTATCAAACTCATATGAGCCTACAACATATTTGTTTAACTCCTCAGCAATCCAGCTGTAATCAGAGTTTAATCCCCATGCAATAAAATCATCAACTGAACCTACATTACTAGCTAATTGGTACATTCCATATGACTTTCCGCCATAATCACCCTCACCAGTGGAAATCGCACCGATATCGCCATTAGATTCATATTCCTTACTCAAATCACCAATCATTAAAAATCTCCTATAAAGCATACGCATACTAACAATACCAATCTGATAAACTACTACTTGTCAATGTGTAGTGGTAGCTTTGGTACTTTACTGCTATCAGAACCAACATTGACTTGAACACTATTATTTGTTATAGGAGTTCTGTTGTCCTTATCAATAGAGTCAGGTATACCATCACTATCAGAATCAGTAAATAACCCTATAATAGCCATTAAACAAGCAACCGCAGAAACACCAGTGAGTATGCTAATCAACTGTTCTAACCTCGGTAAAAATTTAAGTATCATTTCAGCTTTATAATCATAAAATACACCTAAAATGACAAACACTATATCTAATACTATAGGTAGTAACCAAATAAGAGCAAGTATTCCTATGAAAACTTGAATCTTCTTAGGAATACCACTCTTAGCATTATCTAATAATGTATGAAATATAGGTGTAACATTTTTTAAACTATTAAAGTCCATTTGTAACACCTCATATTTGTTATTTTAGTTATCTTGTGTACTTTTTATCTAAAATAGTATATGATTAAACATTTTTCCACACATTCATATAAATATCCCATTTTTTAGTTTCATCATGGTTGTATACTTCAAAATCAACTTTATTGAAAGATATATCACTAGGTGGAACAGACTCATCTGCTACTACAATCTTATTAAGCATATAAGTAGAATAGCTGCTGTTATCTAATTTAAGGTTATTATCCCTCCAGACAAAGCTAGGAATATATAATACTTTAATATTAGAATATCTAAAAGCATCTCTATCAATTTCTGTAGCTTTTGGTAATGTTACAACATTATAATCAGTGCCTACAAATGCTTCTGCACCAACTTTTGTAACATTAGGACAAGTCAAAGCACCCTCTAAATCATACTTACCATAAAACTGTTTAGGTAAAATCTCAGTTGCAGTATCTGCATTAAAATCACCACCAGGAACTGGAATATCAGGCTTAGGTGGTTTATTTTTATTTTCAAGACCATCCAATGTAGATACCAAATCAGTAAGAGTATAACCCTTTGTGTATGCCCTCTCAGTAGCATCAACTATCTCCCTATATGCAGAGATACCTTGAATCTGACGAATTTCTTCTGCTAACTTAGAAAATTTACCTTCTGATGTAACACCTTTAGACTCAATTGCTTTTTGAATTTCAGTGATTATACCACCAAATTTGTCAAGTTCTGCCACTAAATCAATCATAATTTCTCGCTTAGACCTTCCCATTACTAACTTTCTCCATTAATACTCTTTAACTTATTAAGAACCTGTTCTAAATCTTCTTTAGTAATAAAATTATCATCTATCTCAGATTTTCTATACAGTACCTTACTACCTTCATCAAAGTCTTTTGTTGATAACAAAGACCTAGAAGTAGAACCATCCCACCATGTAACCCCACTAGCAGATAATGCAAGAGGTTTATCTTTATGACCAACCTCAACACCATTACCTTTTGAAAGTTTAATTAAAGACCAAATAGTCCCATTAGTATCTTTACCATATAATGGTATATTATTGTCTAATACCATACCATCTGATATATCAGAGTTAATATTCAAATAGTATGTCGTATCTTTAGAGGAGCAATAAAGTATTACACGACCTCTATAATTAGATGCCATATAAACCTTACTGTCTTTATATACAAAATCCTCTAACTCAATATCCTTGTTGATGCCAATCGATTTTGAGTTATAAGAATTATTGAACTCTACTAAAGAACCATTGATGCCTATAATGATATTCCCATTAACAGATAATGCACCATTAGTATCATTATTATTAGACACTACATTCACAGTTTTTGTTTTCTGTAAATGAAATGATTCATCATAATAATTGATAATCCTTGAAGTATTATCATTTCCAGGAAGTATAGATATAAACTGCCTTGAAGAAGTATCATACGCCAAGTTATGTACTTTTTCAGTAACAGCTATTTGAGATTCTATTTCTAAAGCATCACTCAAAACAGTTACTTTATTAGGATTTACTACACCATTAGTAACATATATTTTCTTATTAAAATAACATAATGTATTACAATGACCTAATCTGTCCTTATCAGAATATGTCTTTTTTGACAACACACTAAATGTATTACCATCTAACACATATAATACTTGCTTAGTGTTATCAGAGTTTACACATGCTAGAATAAATTGATTTTTATCACTATTATATGTGAAACCTTGACATTGATTAACAATGTTATCTAACTTAACCTCAGTTATTTTAGCTATATTCTCGTCAACACCTAATAACCATGTACCATTATCACCAGAAGTACCCATACCACCTCTTTTTGATAATAATACAAGATTACCACCTACTTTTTGATAAATCTTCCCATAACCAACATCTGACTCACCTATAATGAAAATAAGTGTGCCATCCCTTAGAGAGGAATATCCACTAGAACACTCAGCATCCGTATTGAAAGTTTTTACAGCTAGTCCACCGAGATTACCCAATCTTACCCTAGCCATTATTTAACCTCTTTCCAAAACCCTACTATATCGATAATATAACGAGTATTAGCAGGAACACCCCAACCTTTAATATCCCTAGAATTAGGTTCTAAATATATAGAGTTATTATTCGCATTAACAGAATTCTCTAATAAACGAGTCGGTATAGGAGAATTATTAGGTAATGTCGCAATGACATTACCATTACCACTAGGATTTTTTAGTTTTATATCTAAATGTAACTTACCAAATCCACTAACAGTACTATATTCTAAATAACCTCTACCATCACCAGCAGTACTAGGCTGAGCATTACCCCATACAACATTATAAATCTTTACCTTATCCTCTTCAGGTTTAGGCTTCTCAGGCTCAGGTAGATTATTGTAATCTATATCAACAAATAGGTCTTTGTTTTCATCTAAAGTGAAGTTAATATTAGGCATTAAAGAACGTACTAAATTATCAGTTGTATCACCTAATACATACCCATTAATACGTTTATAGGAATCTGTTTTTCTATCGTAATAGTATAATTCTTTTTTAGCCATCTTACACCAACTTCCAAAAACCTATAATATCAAAATTATAATCACGACCAGTGAAACCTTGTGTCATACCATAACCCATCAAAGAACGAGAACCTTTATTAACAAATACGCTACCAGTATTATCATTACTGTTACGGAATTGCTTATCATATGTCTTTAAAGCAAGAGGAGCATTACTAGGTAAATTAGCTATAATTCGATTCATGTCAGCATCACTATTTAGATGAAAATCTAAATGCAATACACCCCAACCAGTCGCCCTATTATAAGCTAAATAACTCTCAGTATCAGCAGTCGCTGTTGCTACGCTCGTGTAAGTAACATCATAAAATACTACATCATTAGCAGAACCACCATTGCCACCACTAGATGCTGTTATCTCTTTCCACTGTTGTACATTATTAGTACCTATAGCAATATATACCTTATTGCCTACTACAGCTAACTGACCAATAAAAGATGCGTTTGTATTAATGTTATTCCTTACCTCAGCACTTGTAATAGGAATTGTAATATCCTTAGAACCATCAAAAGAAATCCCATTGATATTAACAGCCTTACTTAACTTTTTAGCAGTATCTGCTACAGAACTACTTTGAGTCTTTAAATCTTGTAAATCTACATTTCCAATAGATGCGTCATCATATGTTAAGGTTAAACCGTTATTACTATACACAATCTTTGATATGTTTTTAGTAGCCTCACTATCAGGGACAGTCTTAACCCAAAACAAAGGCTTATCAGCACCAGTAGGCTCAGTCTCAGATTCAGAAATTAATGCGTGAGTCTCATTGAATTTTGCTAGTCTAGCATTAATACCCTTTACATCTGATGCAACTGTAGATGCAAAAGACTCTAGATTACTAACCAATTTATCACTCATACATTAATCCCCTTACACAGAATCCCTAGCAGTTGTATACACAGACACTAAATCAACAGTAGGGTCACCAATACCCAAATTAGCACATGCTTGTTGTTTTTGTTGAGTAGATAAAGATTGTGCTTGACTATAATCAAGTTTATTAGCTACTGAAGAAGTTAATGCAGTAGTCACAGTTTTATCAGCTTTTAATGCTTCTTGTACTTCTTTAAAAGTATCCATAGTCGCATCTGCACCATTCACAAGATTTGTTACTGCTTCCCTAATCTTATCAGTTAATTCTTGTTTAGTCGCTACAGTACTTAAATCTACACTTGCTTTAATAGTACCATCTGGAGTTAATGTGATACCACTACCAGCAGTTAATTTATTCTGTTTAGTATCTAGTTTACTTTGTAAACCTGTTGTAGTAGTGTAATCATTTAACTTAGTAATTAATTTAGTATTATCTACATAATCAGATAAATCCACACTAATTTTTGTTAAACCAGTACCATTATCTTTTGTGATTGAAATTTTTCCCTCAGGAGTTAATTTATCTTGTTTAGCTTGTAATTTAGTATCTACAGCTTGCTCAGTAATAGCACCACCTTGAGCAGTAACAATATTAGCCTTTACCTCATTAATAGCCTCAACAATAGAAGATTGATTAGTAGTAGATAAAGAACCCAATGTGCCTATTTTATCGTCTGTAGATTTTATAGATGCTTTGATACCCTTAATATCAGTACCTAACTGAGTCGCTAAACCCTGTAAATTATCTTTTAAATCTGCCATTAATTCTCACCTTTAGCCAGTAAATACAAAGCTGTTAAATCAGCAATATTCTCGCCTTCTTTAACAACTACCTTGTCTGCTGAAACAGATATTTCATTCGTATCTTCATTTAATAAAATACCACTTCCAGCTACTAATTTATTTTGTTTTTCCTTTAGCATATCTTTTACTTCTTCTTTAGTAACTTTTACCCTATTAGAAGTCTCTGCAGTCCCACTACCAGTGCCACCAACTTGTGATTGTATATTAACATAATCTGAGTTAATACTAACCTTACCAAAGTTGCCACTAGACTTGATTATACCCTCATTCATTCAGTAAAAACCTCGTCACACACTTGCTTTAACACCCTAAATGGATAAACGTGAGTGCTATATATATTTGAATCATTCAGTAGCTTATATCGAATCTGTACATTAATAACACTAGGGCTAAACATATATGTCTCTAATTCAGTTAAAGGTACATATACAAGATTCTCAGCCTTATTAATTTTCACATCCTCAAGTTTTTTCTTTAGTATAGTGATACCCTGTGAAACATAAACAGTCAAACCATCTATATTTTCTACCTTAATACCCCTACCCATTCTAATTTCAAGAGTAGGGGTAGTTCCCCTAAAAATTACGTTTCTTTTCATGGACTACCCCCTACTTGTTGTAACACTACCTATATATAATTTTCTCTAAGATATGAATTATGAATATAAAATTAAAGATTAATCATCAATCCATAATTCTGCACCGTTGTTAAAGCGTACTCTATCAACAGCACCAGCAGGGCCACTAGCGAACTCTTTCCAACCATCTACAACATTCAATGTACTAACAGCAATATAAGTTTTACCATCTGCTACAGCAATTTGACCTATATAATCAGGACGAGTCGTTATATTAGTCCTTGCTAACTCAGACTTCTTAACAAAAGAATCATCTACTTGTTTCTTAGAATAAATAGCTTCCCCATAATGCTTAGTAGAAAGTAACGTATATGATGCATTTCCACCATCCCATGTCTTAACTTCCTTACCAACAATTACAGTCGTAGCAGTCTTATCACCTATCTCTGAAGAACCAGAACTACCTACTTTAACAAGACTTAACTCTTTACCGTCTGCAGTTAAACCATATAAAGGTGAATTATTAGGTAATAGTAAACGGTTTACTTTCATATTATTAATATGAACAGCATTAAACTTATTACTTATACCTCTAAATATATGTACTTTATGTCCCTCTAAAACACTAAAATAAATATACCCATTTTTAATATCAAAATCTTCTATCTCATAAGAACTATCAATCTCTATGATTGTTTTTGTATTCCCAAATACATCAAACTGTAAAATAGAATTGATACTAGCACACATGATATTTCCATCATAGAACATAGCACCATTGTTATTGAAATCTTTAGTTAAGAAATCAACATCAAATTCTTTAATAACAGTAAAGTTAGTATCTAGAATATATACATGACGTAAACTACTAGTCCTATTCCCAGGCATGATTGAACAATAACACTTAGTGATAGGGTCATACGCAAAATTATATTTCTTAACATTTGAAGAATCTGTATGTACCCCTATTAAAGAATATGTATTGCTTAACTTAGCCATCTTTAAAGGATTAGAATTTGTATCACCATTACATACATACAAAGTAGAAGTATCTTTGTTATATGTCATAGTATTACAATGACCTAACTTTTCTACATCACTAAATTCTACTTTACGCTTTACAGTAGAAATGTTATCACCATCTAGTATATACAATATCTGATTTGTATTATCAGAATTGATAGTAGCTAGTACAAACTCATTATTAGTAGAATTGTAAGCAAAACCTTGACATTGATTTACTTTATTTGTATCTAAAGCAATCGTGCTTATATACTCAATGTTACTAGGCGCAGTTACAAACATGTCATCATTAGGAATAAAAGGAACTTTCTCACTAAAAGAACCTAATACAATTACGTCCTTACACCCACCAATAAATATATTTTTAGTGAGTTTATACACTCCAGGGCTAATAATTAACACTTTACCTCTAGCATCATTGACACATTGCTCAAACTTAGCAGTATCATCAACAACACCGTCTGCACCCATTTTATATTCTTCCGTAGCTACTATATCACTATGTCCAGTCCTAAGATTAGCTAACTTAGTAGTAACAATATTATCTATCTTAGTATTAATAGCCTTAGAAGATTCTTTAATCTTATCATCTACATCTTTCTCAGTTACTGTAGTAATAGCACCTAGTTTACGTTTAGCCTCATCTATATAATTGTTTACAGTATTATTTAATGTAGAAGTCGCTTCAGTAATCTTAGTATTGACTGTCTGTTGAGCAGTATCAGTAATAGACTTGACTTTAGGGTCTACTTTATCATTAATCAACTTAGTAACAGATGCATCTGATAAAGTAGCACCCAATCTAGCATTAATAATAGGAGTAATAACAGAATCTACACGTTTAGTAACTTCATTAGGTAAATTAGTCTCAACAATAGAACTTACACGAGTAGGAACAGTTGTTGCTAATTGTTTAGTAACCTCTGCTTCAACCTTAGTAGGTACTTTTGCATCTAACTGCTTAGTAACCTCACTAGACATCATAGCAGGACCCTGTTCCCCTACTTCTTTCTTAACAAGCGGACCGATAGAAGAACCTACATGTGAAACTACTAAACCATCTATCTCACTAGAAGATAATTGCCATATAGACTGTTGTGACCATTTCCCAGCTGATGTATCATTACCACTCTCTTTACAAAACCATAAAGTACACTTATCATCTGAATTTAAAATATCAAGGTTATAAATGATATCCCCAGCTTGCCAATTCTCCCCAGTATAAGGTCTCTTCTCAGTACCTATAGGGTAACGATAGTCATAGTATAGAAAATGTACTACATAATCTTGAAACTTATTCCTGTGAACATCGACCGTTAATTTATGATAAGGTGGATTCTCAGGGATAGTAAACTGCCCACCACCATGAGTCTTTAGGTAATTAATTACGTCTTCTATCTTCTCTTTAGTAAAGTCATTATTTCCTGTGTACAATGACATAGGTACATTTGATAGTGATTTTAGTACATCTTCTAAAGTTAATATCTCACCACTATCAGTAGCTATCTCAACCATTTTATAAGGAATCTTATACATTCTTTACCACCTATAATGAGTCTAAACCATAAACCCTCGGCCACCCAGTAACAGCCATCAATTTACAATTCTCTCCAATAGTCATTGAACCTATGTCTGTAGAATCTAAGAGAGAAATAGTCATATTCAAATCCCAAAATAAACCATTGCCACTAACCATATACCCACCAACATTTGGACTCGAACTCCTACCAAACTTCATGGCTGTTCTTAACTCAGAAACATGAAAAGAACAAGGAACAACCCAACTATATCCATCATCAGGTACTAAATAAAATGTTATAATTTTATAATCTTTAAAAGGCTTCCTTAATCTAACATTTCTATTTCTCGCATCTGTAGGTGATGTTACCCAATCATACAACAAAACATCTACATCACCCATATTATCAGGGTAGATAGATTGGAATTTTCTATTGTAAACAGAAATATCACCATTCCCACCCCTAGAATAGATATTTCCATCATTTTGAGATACCCACAACTGCATCGATTCACTTGAATCCCCAACCCTACAAGGCAAGTTAATTAACTGACCATACTGAGATGGTTGATTAGGAATAACATTCCTATCATAATACGTAATAAATGCACCTAAATTATTAATATCTTTATTAGAAGTCGGTAATGTACTATTCTCTGGCCTAGTATGTAATGTATCAAATAATGATTTATCTTCTCTAGTCAAATCTACCCAATCAGACTTACTAGATGCACCAACTGAGAAACCAACCTTTTTATTAGCAGAATCATATGCGAACTGTCCAACAAAATTAGGAGATTTAGTCATATCCCCATGAATATTATATTGGTCTACAGCAGACCACCCATTACTGCCATCTGAAATATAATACTGTATACCATTGTAAGGATTGAAAGCGTTTATAATCTGACCAACAGTAGTCCCACTAACATCAGGTAAACCTTTTGATTTTTTAGAAAATACAACATTTGAAGTTGAATTAGTATTACTAACTTCTACGTTATTCTGCCCCTTGAAAGGATTTACCACATTAATAATTGAACCATTAGCTGGAAAATATACTTTTGAAACACCTTTTACTGTATTATTCCCCTTAACAGCAACACTACACTCAGAATCATTTGTTACAATACCATAATCAACATTCCCATTAAAAGTAATGCTATCACAGATAACCCTAGCATATTCATTTACAACAATATGACAATCATTATTAACTTTATATGTGTTAATAAACTTACAACCACTAAACCACACATTGCTACTATTACAATTAACATTACTATTAATTTTAGGACAATTAGGTTGCTTCTTAAAAGTCATCTTATAAAATTCAACTCTACGACAACCACGTATATACATAGCAGGGAGAATAACCTCACCATCATCCCAAGGATATACTGAAATTTGATTGGTGCAATTCTTTAACTGTAAATAACCACTTAAAGAAGAATCTTTTTCCATTTCATTTATATTTTTAGCATCGGAAGAATAATCACCAGACTTAATAATAAGCTGAACATAATCCTGACTTACTTGATGAACATACCTTATAGCGTCAGATAAATATTTAAAAGGAGTAAACCTATCACCAGACTGTAAATCACCACTATAGTTCTTATCTACATAAACACAACATTCAGAACCTTGATAGTTATAGCCATCCTTGACTAATCTCCTATTATATTTAACCTTTCTATCTGTTGAAAGATATTCTATATGCATATCCTCAACTTGGTCTGCTAAAGCAAAAATATTAGAACCCATCTCAGTTAATTGACTCATATAAGAGTGAGTTACTTGATTCCCATGCATATACTTCCTACTAGCAGTAACAAACACATCATTAGGATGGATTTTCTTATATTGTATAGGCATTGTTGTAATCCCATGATGGTGAGATTTTAAAAAG